GTTCAGGGGGATGATATCGCGCTGGTAGAATATCTTTACAACCAGGTTTACCTTGCGGCATTCGGCGGTAACGTGGAGGCTTCTACACTTGGAAATGAACCAGCAGGAACCATCCGGGAAGATTGGTGGGGAAATGCGTTGCTATTTAACAATGATCCGGCCAGCCAGTTTAATTCACAAACAGAATTGGCTTTACGTGAAAATGCTTTAACCAGCACCGGCAGGGTGGCGATACAGCGGGCTTTCGAGGCCGATTTGCAATATTTAAAATCAATAGCCAACATAACCACAAATGTTGTAATTTTAAGCACCAATAAAGTTCAGCTTTCGGCCACGTTAACAAAGCCGAATAATCAGGACGTAACGGTTAACTTTATATGGAATAATGCCAGCGGGGAATTAATAACCCAACAGACAATATGAAAACATTGAGAAAGGTATATATTGAAGTTAAATATGTGGAATCAATGCCTCCAGTTTCAGAAATGGAAGAAAACAAAATTTACATTTCTGAAAAATACCATAGTTCTACACATCGCTGCCTATGTGGCTGTGGCTCACCGACTGTTTTACCTATTAATCACAATGGTGCAACCTATGGTTGGGATTTATATAAAGAAAATAACGGTACAGTATCCTTTACCCCATCGGTTGGTAATTACTCTTTTCCCTGCAAGTCTCATTATATTATTACTAAAAATGTAGCTAATTTCGTATAATGAGTAAGCCCATCCCATCGATACAGCAGCTTTACACCAAACTGGTAACGGATATAAAAAACAGTTTGGGTATTTTGTCGGCGCTGGTAAAGTTTGTCATTAATGCGCTTTCTGGTGTGCTGGCCGCGCAGTTAAAGTTGCTTTATCTTTACCTTAACGACATTCAGAATAATCAATTCCCCGATACCGCCGATACAGCGGCCAATGGTGGTACATTAGAACGGCAAGGGCAGATTTATCTTGATAGGCCACCATTTCCTGCAACCGAGGGTATTTACACCGCAACTGTTACAGGTACTGCCGGTAGCGTTATTGATGCTGAAATCACTTTCCTTTCCGATGGGGGCAGCAACTCACCTGGCAATCTTTACATAATAGATAACACTTATACACTTCCAGGCGTTTCCGGCACCATCAGCATCCGGTCGCTTGATAACGGACTGGATTATCTTTTAAACGTCGGCGACACGCTTACGCCTACACAGCCAATATTAGGTGTTAATACCACAATTACCATAGCGTCGGTAACCACGTCACCTGTTGACGCAGAGCCAACCGAAGTTTATCGGCAAGCTATTTTAAACGCTATCCGGCTACAGCCACAGGGCGGATCCCGAACAGATTACATGCTATGGAGCTCAGATGCAAACGGCGTGCGCCGGGTTTATCCCTATGTTAAAAATGGTGATGCTGGCACCGTGCAGGTTTATGTCGAGGCGGTAACAGCCGACAGCACAGACGGCCATGGCACGCCGTCTGCCGGACTTTTAACAGATGTGGATGCGGTTATCCGTTTTAATCCTGATACGACCGTGCCGACCATTGGCCGCGCTCGGCTGCCCATACAGGCTAATTTGGAAGTGCTGCCGGTAACACCCATCCCGGTAGATGTTACGATAACAGGTTTACAGACAACCAGCCCGTCAATAACTGCGTCGATCGCGGCAAACTTGCAAACATACCTTTATGCGATCCGGCCATACATTGCCGGGGCCGACCTGCCGCGTGATCAAAACAATGTACTTACGGCAGTTAGGCTGCAATCGGTAGTTAATGACACAATAGGAAATTCAAACACCTTTTTGGCTTTCACCATGGCGGTTAACGGGGTGCCGGTAAATATATTTACTTTTAGCCTCGCCAATATTCCTTATTTAAGAAACGTAACTTATAATTAAACACCTCTGATATTATGAACGCACAAAATGCAAGAGAATTAGCAAAAAAAGCAAACAATAAATTATTGCCTTTGGTATTTGATGAAATAAAAAAATCAGCAGAAAAAGGAAAATTCCAATGTTTTTTTTATAAACTACTTTCTACTTCCGAAATAGATGAACTGGTAAATTTGGGATATAAAGTGACACAAGGGACAGATAGGGATGGAATATTGGTAACTGTTGATTGGTTGCCAAATAATTCACTACGACAGATTTATCCTGAAACACCAGTAGACGAACCGCAAATAAGAATGTAATGTACCAGGTAACCGATGATAGCACCCAACATGGTTTAAATACCCCGCATGGGCTTGGTACGCCTCACCGGTTTCCTCAGAATAACAATACCACCACGCCGGTTGACTTCTTTAAAATGGTGGCGCTGCTTTACCCTACTGGCCGGGCATGGAATCTGCCGGAAAATGGAAAGTTTGCAGCCATGCACGCTGGCATTAACCTATCGCTGGTGCAAATGGCGCTGGACGCTGCCGCCAGCATTGACGCTACCTTTCCGGATAATGTAAACTTTGATTCGGGCGATGCTGACCTGTGGGAATATCGCTACGGGATACCCTTTAACGCTTCACTGACGCTACAACAGCGCATGGCTAATATTTACCAGGCCATGGCGTTCCCGCAAAACATTCTAGGCCGGCAATCCCCCTCTTACATAGAGGCGATGCTACGTCAGGCTGGTTTTGATGTTCGCGTTTATCAAAATATGTTCTTTGACGGTGGTGGTAATCTTTATCAAAAGACGCCTGCGGAAGTTTTGGGAACGGTAGTTGGCACGACACAATTGCGCTTTATAGCACCACAAACACAGTTAGGTGCTCAAACACAGTTAGGCGGGGCTTCATATCAGCTTATTGCCAATAGCGAAAAGCCTGAGCAATATAATTTAGGTGGAAACCTTTGGCCCACGTTTTTTATAGCAGGTAATACGATCAGCACCATTGCCAATATAAGCGCATTCCGGCAGACAGAATTCAGGCGGTTAGTTTTAAAATTAAAGCCGGCGCATACGGTTGCTTTTTTAATTGTAAATTTTACTTAATTTTAAGGCATGGCAATCAGCAAAAATACACAGGCAAATATTGATGATTCAAACCCTACGGCTTATCCTAACGGGCAGGTAAAGGATGACGACGGCACCGGCGACGGCTTCCCGCTCATCCAGGTAACCATGAGCGATATGTATGAGTTTTTTGATAAACTTATGCGCTTGGCCGATTTAACCTTTACGAATGATTTTGATAACGAAACCAACGGATATCAGTTTGTACAGGCCTGCTCGGCATTGGCTTCTAAATCGGATTTTATTTTACCACTGACAACATCCGCAGGCGTTTTACAAATACCTACTGCTTTACAGATATTACAACTAAATGAAAAATTGCTTTGCTTAGCTGCATCTGATTTTGCTTCTGAGCCAACCATAAAGGGTACTGGACCGACGGCGCTTAATGTAACATTTACCAGCCCATATAAATCAGGCGATTATGTAATGCTCGTTCGGACTTCCGGCGGCGTGCAGTTGATACGTATGGTAACGGCTGATAACATTAACCTGATAGTAGCTTCCAATTCATTTTTAAAAGCAGCGTCAAACGCTAATGAAGATACAGGAACATCTACCGCTGTTGCAACGACTCCGGCTAGTAACAAATATATTTTTACAAAAAGGGTAACGGATCCAACTGCTGCTGCTCCTTATTTGGCGAGCCACACTAACCCGGGCCTTATGTCAGCTGCCGATAAGACCGCACTCGATGGCTTTTCATCTCCGATAAAGAATACAGGTTGGTTTACGGGACTTGATCCAGGTTCATCCGGTCAAATAGGTTCAAGCCTTTCATCTTCTGGAAATATTACTTTAGCCATGGTGACCAGCACTGAGGTAGATTCATCTACAGTGCGTGTGACATTTGCAAATGCAATGGCCGATACAAATTACTTTGTAAGCATGTTTATAGAATCTACCGGCACAATGACTGATGATAACGATATACTTTGCCCTGTGTTTAAGCCATTTTCAACAACACAGTTTGATATGTCGATAGGGCAGGGACCCGGTACAACAAGTGTGCAGAATTTAAAAATACATTGCCAGGTAGTTCAAATTTCATAAGATGAGAAGCTTAAAAGATAACCAGGCATTAACACCCATATTGGTAAACGCCAATTACCCTGATGGTTCGATCATTAATGAAACCAACTCGCAGCCGGGCACCGCCGTGGTTGAGCAGGTTTATAATGATGTGCTGGTAAATATCTTTAAGATAATCGATCTGGTATTGGGTGGGACAAATGGCGTGCCTGATAACGAGGCTACAACCTATCAGTTGCTTGCTGCGCTGCAAAAGCTACCCAATGTTCAGAATGATATTGAAAATACGCTGACGTTAGCCAGCACGGTTTTTACGCTAAACCTTGATATAAGCAGACTGCCTAATAAATATTTTGTATTTGCAAAGGCAGTCGGGACTTATGTGCCAACCATTACCTATACCTTTAAAGGTTCAACAACAAGTCCGACTTATTCATTTACCGCACCTAATGGTTTTAACTCGGGTGATGAGTTGCTGTTGATACTTGACCAATCCAGTGTCCGGGCCTTTAGTTTTGGTGGTGGCATTCCTGCATCAGGGCACGCTTCATTTGTGGCCGGCGACATATTAGGATCAGATCCATTTTTCTTTTTACCCACTGCGGCGAAAGGCGTACCCACCATTCCTAAATACCTCACCATGTACATAACAAATGGCGACGGTGATAATCAAAAGAAAATGATATTTCCTGCTTATGTGGCAGACACCCGTATTATTACCGGCATGCCATCACCTACCGATTGGCCGAGCGTGGTTATTGATTTGTATTATGCATAAATGAAAAAATCGGCAAACGTTTTTATACGCATTACCGATTTTAAATAGTTTTATCCGTTCAAACGAGGACTTATCCTTTATGGGCCTCGCACCTTTGGGATTCCGGCTGTCATTCCTATTCGTCTATCGCATACTCGGTACTTCGGTTTCACCCTATGATATCTTACTGGTTACGCCAGCATTTCATAAGGATCACGGCATCTTGGCGAATCAACAACGCATCGTTCGTGTGGCAGTACTTTATCTCCGTCTCCCCGTAACCCCGGCGGCCTTTTCCTGTGCGTTACCTGCATGTGAAACAAATATATGTATATTTACATGAATGGCAAACGAATATGTTTTTAATATAAATACGCAGGCCTGTGTGGTGCTGGTAAATAAGCTGGAACAGATGCATAAGTCTGCCATGCCACTTGCCATACGGGGTACGCTCAACGCCGCTGCCTTTAATGTCAAGATGAAAACGCTTGATGAATCGGCTACACAAAACTTCATCCGGCGCTCACCTACTTTCTTTAAAAGGTTTTCCGGTGTGAACCGGGCAACTGGCTGGAACATAAACACCATGCGGGCCGAAGTGGGCATGACGGCGGAAGGCGGTGGGGCCAGTGAGCTCAGCGCCAGGGTAGCCGTTAAGAACATGGAAAAGCAGGAGGAAGGCGGTAAAATAACCGAAGGGCTTGAATACCTGTCGGCATCAAGGGCTGGTGGCGATTCAAACAGGCTGGTAGTGGGTAGTAAGCGGTGGAAAAAGGCAAATGTCATCCGTGGGGCTTTTACGCGGTCAGGAACCACAAAGTCGCGTGTCATAGCTGCTGCCTATGCTTCGCTTAAAGAAAGAAAGCTACAGGCTGTTATGATTAAAGGCCGGAAATTTTACCGCCAGGTAACGGCAATCAGCAAAACAAAAAAGGGTAAGATAAAGATAAGTTCAAAATTGCTTTACGGCATACGTAATAATAGCAATAAGCCAATTGAGGCAACCCATTTCAGCCGGGAAGCTGCCGAAAGAACAATACCACACATACCGATGTATTTTAATATAGAGGCACAAAAGCAGATTGATCGGCTTTGGAAATAAGAAAGGTGACCAAGTTCCCCGGGCCACCCTATCACTTATTACCTCTGACAGTATTTATGATGAGGTAAAGATACAATTTAAAATGTTTTTTAAAACACCTTTTATTACATGTTTTGTCATTGAATTTCCGGCCTGTTTATAAAGTTGGCTATCACTCATTCCTTTAATGGCTTTTGGAATATCCAGATTCTTTGTTCGGCCTAAAATAGATAACGTAGCATTTATTACACTTTCCTCTTTTGCCCTATAAAACGCCTCATCGCTAAAACCCTGTAAACGCCAGCATTCGAGTGGGGTTAATCTGCGGATGCGGTGGTTAACTATAGTTGCCTGATTGCAGGCTGTATCTAATGTGTTAGCAATTTGTTCCCCAACTCTGCCACGACGCGTGGCAGAGTTGGGGTTTGATAAGTTTATACTATCACCTTCGGTAGCCTCTGCATAGCCTTTCTTGGTGGCTTCATTTACCAAATACAATCCGGACTTACCGCCAGCTCCGCCAGCTCCGCCAGCATTTGCCTTGATTGCCGAACTAATCCCATCAGCATCATATATTCGGTTGCCTTCCGAAAACTCACGGCTTAATCCTTTTCCATTTTTAACCCGACTTGGTTCGCCAACCCCTCCAACAAATTTAAGTTCATCAATTATTTTGGGTTGATGCCCACCGCCTGTATTGGATGTGATTGTCGGGCTTATTCCCGCAGCCGAGTAAACTCGGCTGCGCATCTCATTGGGAATATTGTCTAAATTACCAATGACAATTAAATTGTCATGTCCGCAACCTTCATGGCTTCTAGGTGGTGGAACATTGGTTTCTATTTTTAATTTCCTTCCGGTACCAGAATTGGAAATTAAAATAGTTTCTTGTAACATATTATATGGAACGCCTTTGGCGTGATTGGCGGTGATACAGCCTGAATAAGGATTGGTATCTTTATTTAACATCGAAAGCCTATCTGACCAGCCATTCGTGCTGTCTTTTACCAAATATTTTAATGCTGTATCGCTCAAATAATATTTTTCATTCACCACCGGTTCTAAAATATCTTTCAGTCTTAATTTAAGGGGTTCGCCAACAGGAAAGCGGAAAGTGTTAGGCAAGTCATCGCGTATACCTACCAAAAATACCCTTTCACGGTTTTGAGGTATGCCAAAGTCTTTAGTGTTAAGAACGGTCCAGTGAAGATTATAAGGTAAACTATCGGGGCTGTTAAACATTTGATGGTGGCCATTGACTGATTGACCAAGCAAGTGTAGCCAATTCTGAAATGTTTTCCCATTGGCATCGGAAAGCAATCCTTTTACATTTTCTATAATAAAGGCTTTTGGCTTTTGCTTTTTAACATATCGGTAATAATCATAAAACAATAATCCACGCGGATCAAGTTCTCCCTTTCGTAAACCGGCTAAAGAAAATGCCTGGCAAGGTATTCCCCCTATAAAAACATCACTGTAAAATTCAGGTCCGGACCATTCTTCTTTAGTCATATCCTCGACCATGAAACCAGCGTCAAAGTTTGCTTCATAAGAAGCCCTGGCATATTTGTTTATTTCGCAGTAGAAACCAATTTTGTGCTGTAAGCCAGTTTCCTGTGAAAGTTCGGCTGCAGCATGTTCGGGGGAGCCGATGCCGGAGCAAACGGTCGATAAGATGTATTCCATAATTTTATTGTCAGAGATTAATATCAGCAATATTACATACATTTACAATATAAAACAAATCCTTTATGTCGTGGCAAGATAATATTGAGAATACCATCTTTACGATCCGGACCGGGGACGGTAAATTGTACACGCCTGATCTGCCTATTAACTACGAAACCATAAAGGAATTTAACGCCGCGACCTTTGAATTCATTGACCAGCCTGGCGCACTCATTACCCGAAAGCTTGTTCGGGCGCGTAAATTTGAATTGGTGTTTTATTTCCAGGGTGCTCAAAACATTGAATTTGCCGATGCCTTCGATACCAGCGCTAATGACCCCAGGGCTTGGGTTGTACGTCATCCGCAATATGGAGATATTACCGGGCAGCCAATCAGCATTCGCCGTAATGATACAAAACTTAATGCCACCGAAATAACGGTAGACTTTTGGGAAACAATTACCACCACTTTCCCGGTTGTGTTTATAGCCACTGCCGACCAGGTGATAAGGTTGCAGGATATATTTCACGTCATATCGCCTGTTAACTATGCCTCAAAGGTGGATTTAAAGCCTACCGACGTAAGCACCTTAACGACATTTAGCCAGGACATAACCGCCATTATTAAAAAGGGTATGGACGCGGTACATTATACCGAATTTGTTACGGACGTTAATAACATGGCCAATACGGTGAATAATCTGATACTTTCGCCGGTTGATGCCATTTCAGCCATACATGACGTTATCCTGCTGCCTTCCAAGCTGGCGCTGTCTGTAACGCTCAGGATAGAAATGATCGGCGCCATATATACCAGCGTGGCCCGGACGCTATCGCTTTTACCGAGTGCGAACAATAAGGCATTCTTTGAAACGGCTGCCGGCATATCCATTTGTTCGCTGGCGCAGGCCATCACCGCCCCGCTTGCCGGCGATTATATTACCCGGGACCAGGTGAACTCGGCAGCAAATAACCTTTATGACATGTACCAGGATTATCTTAGCACACTCGATGCCTCATACCTGCCTATAGGTGATATAAATTCGGCATTCAGCGCCAGCCAGGAGACACAGACGGCTTTACAGGATGTAGTGTTACAGGCGCTTTATAACTTAAACACGGTGGCTTTCGGTGCAAAGGTTGAAAGGTTTGTCATGCTGGAAAAGGATGCGCAGCTAATAGTACTTACCCATAAATACATGGGGCTGGATGCCGCCGACGCTAATATTGAAACCTTCCGTACCATTAATAATTTGAAAAATAATAACGTATTTTTGGTGCCGAAAGGAACGCAGATAAAATATTATGTTTAACTTAAAATCTCTGACTTATGAAATGCGAAAATGAAGATTGCAATAACGAGGTGCGTGAGGAAGATGAGCAGCGTGGTTGTGCTGGTTATTGGGATCACGATGATTGTACGCGGCATTGTAGCTGCTGCCTTGATTGCAGAGGTAAATGTATAGATGGTTCGCAGCAAGATGAATTAGATGAAAATTAAAGTCGCGGGTAAATTCTACAATTATTTTAATGCCGTGGTGATCAGCACTACGCTTGACACGATTGCCAGTATTTTTACCTTTACGGCTTTCTATGACCAGGATAACCCGGATCACAAAATCCTTTTTAAACCGCTTAGCTATTACAAGATAGAATTCTTTCATGATGAAGATACCGGCGGCGGCCTCATCATGACCGGCACCATCACTCACCATAGTTTCAAATCTTCAAAAGAAAATAACCTGGTGCAGATATCCGGCTACAGCCTGCCGGGTGTACTGGATGATTGCCAAATACCTTATAGCCTCTATCCCCTTGAATCTGATAATCGGACGCTGGCGCAGATTGTGGCCCGGTTGATAACGCCTTTTCACCTTAACGTAATTACCTATCCAGTCGTAACAAAAGAGGCCTCGCAATTGATTGCGAAAACGGTAGCCAAGGTGGATGAAACCATAAAGGATTATCTATGCAAGGTAGCTAATCAGAAAAACGTGGTGATAAGTCATGATATCCATGGTAACGTGATACTTTTCCGTCCCGACATTTCTGCCGCGACCAAACTTACCCTTACTGGCCAAAATACACTTGAAATGGAACTGGCCATTGATGGCACCAAGATACACAGCGACATTACCTGTTTGCGGCAACCATCGCGCAGTAAAGGCGAAAACCAGTTTGAGGGCGAGGAAGATGCCGACCAGGCAACCAATCCGGACGCGGAATCAAACGGACAGGGAAAGGCGTTTAAAATAGAAAGCATCAATACAGTAAAAAATCCCCTGGTGCAGGCTTACCGGCCAATGGTGCGCAGGCTTACAAAGCTTTCGTTTTATGACACTAACCGGGCTGCGCTTAACATGCGGGCTGCTGAGCTCAAAAACATACGGGTACTTTTCGCCCTTGATCATTGGGAACCTATTTCGGTTGGTGATATTATCGAGGTGCTTAATCCTGAAATTTTTATTAATAACAAGGCCCGAATGGTTTTGGAAAGTACCGTGATACAAGAAAGTTCGGAACGCAAAACCATGACCGGCGTGCTGGTGCTGGCTGAAACATTTACCGGCGATGAACCTCAAAACATATTCGGATGATAACATTAGGCAAATTCTTTTCGAGTACCTTAAACACCATCGGCCAGCGCTTGGTGAAAACCTTTACACTTTATGGAACTGCAACTGCTGAGCAGGTAGCACCCTTCGGCGATGATTCGGTACCATTAAAAGGCATGGACGTGATTTATGCCGAAACCGAATCTGACGAACAGCCGGTTATAATGGGGTGTCTTAATTTAAACCTAATGGCCGCCCCGGGCGAAAAGCGGATGTTTGCCATGAAGCTTAATGAAGATGGCAAAACTTATTCACAGGTTTTTTATACCTGGATGAAGGCAGACGGTACTTTTGAAATAGGTGGAAATGTTGATAACGCAGTAAGGTATGAGGCACTCAACGCCGGACTGCAGGCGCAAATAGCTAAAATGCAAATCCAACTGGCTTTAATAGCCACCGGGATTACTACTGCCGGCGGAAGCTACACACCTGGCGATATCAGCCTGGATATATCCGCGGCTAAGATTGATGAAATAAAAACTTTATAAATAATTATTACCTTTAGCGTATGAAACGGATTTACTTATTACTCTGCACATTACTTCTGGCCATTTCAGCCTTTTCACAAACTACATCATGGTCCTCGTCACCCACTGTGACACCTCAGACCAGAAAACTTTCAGGATCCAATCAGATCAGGTGGATATGGGGAACTGGTGGTATTTACAGTTTGCCAGATTCGCTTTTGGCTTTGCTACATAAAAAAGATAGTATTTTAAACAGTGGCTATGTTACACATGGATATTTTGATTCACATACTTTAACATTTAATAACGGACTTACTAAAACCGGTAGTAACGTGCAATTAGGCGGCTCGTTGATTCAAAATACTTTAATTAATCAGTGGTCAAACTCACTTGAATTTAAAGGAGCCGGAACCGGTCAAGGATTAGACGTTCTTTTCGATAATACACCGGGCGGGAGTACTGTTTATTTAAGTACCGATAAAGGTAATCCGAGCGGCGTAGGTAGAGCATTAATAAACATGCAATCAGGCAGCGGCAATACATCTATGGTATTAGAGGTAATTCACGGCACTGATAATTCTAAAAATAAAAAAATACAGTTCAATAATGATACGCAGCCAATAACCATAACGGACGGCATCAACAATGCCCCTATGGAATATACTGCAAATTACGCGATAGTTGATAACTTGTCTATACCTAATAAAGGGCAAGTGGACAGCATTGCGGCGGCGGCAGTTTTGGCTGATACCGGCAATTATATCCATAATCAAATATCAATTCCACGGGCAGAAAATGTTTATATTGACGGACACGGGGTGTACGCCGCTGGCAACTTAGTAGGGCAGTATACAGCGTTATTTAATCAGGGCGTTGTAGGCAGTACAGGTAACAGGCAATTCGCGTTTAGCGAGGACTATATCGACTTTGAACATTCCGGCATCCATGATTTTAAACTATTTGCAGATTCAGTAAATAACATAAATAAAATCACTGGATACCCTTTAATAGTTGATACGCTAAGAACATGGAAACCACCTGTTAATGGGTATGATGTTGTTAATAAAAGAAGTGCCGACAGCTTATATTCTTCCCCCGCGTCAGTAGCTTTAAAAAGCGACAAAATACCCGCTATAGGCACTCTTTATAATGCGACTACAATTACATCTACATCCGACTGGGCAAATAACGGATTGTCCGGGATGTCAGCATCAGGGGGTAAATTAATAATAACAGGTTCAAACACTACCTCAACAGATTTTACTAAATCAGCTGACTTAACGAGTATAGGAACGACATGCTATGATAAATGGACAATAACCGCCACATTCACAGCACCAACGCCAAGCGCAACTACAGGAATTATTTGGTTTGGCATGCGGTCGAATAATACTACAGCGTCGGTATTTAATACGTCACCGTTCGGGATTGATATTTCAAATACCGGCACCCAGGGAACATTATATCTACGTGGAGGAACAGGGGGTGTTTTTCTTTACGCGACAAGTGCAACAAAGCTAACAATTGCGGCCGGAGATGTTATAAGGATTATTTGCAGCCGCTCTTTGTGGACATATACAGCGCGCATTATGGACATAACCAATCCGCAGGCAGACGTTAGTATAAGCTACACATCTACAGGGCCGCTTATTTCCAGTATGCAAAATGCTGGATTTTTCACGGTGTACACTCAAACAGCTACGCCGATAAGTATTAATTCGTTCAATGTTTATACAGGTGATAGAAAAAATCCTGATGTTGTTTTATTGGGCAACTCAAAAACAATGGGTAAAGCCGCAACTCAATATGGAACTTCTTTAGCTGGTTTATTAGGTATTCATTTTAGTGTTTTGAATTTAGGTGGCGGTGGCGATGGAACAGCAGAAGTATTGCGTTTGTTACCGTCTGCTTTAGCGGCTAATGGTAAAGTTTATATTTTGGACGGTATTGGGCGTAATGACATTGCAGCCGGTGTTTCGCTTACAACAACCGAGGCTAATATGGCCACGATTATAGCAGCAATACAAGCTACAGGTGCGCAAGTGATAGTTAACACTGGTACTTATGAGACAGCTGTTAATCAGGCACCTCTTGCAACCTATACAGTTTCAACGTGGCCGGGTTTGGCTCAAGATACATATACAGCCACATCTGCAAATTTAAGCAGTGTTTATGCTGATGGTATACATGAAACCGACGTTAGTTATTCTATTGTATATCGTATGGATGTTGCTGCAATTACAAATGCCGGCTCATTTGATTTGACGGCAGTTAATAACAGTATTTCGCAATTACAATCCTCATTATCCCCTATAACAAGCAGTCAAACAGCTAATACCTTTATGGCTGCACCTGATGGTAGTTCTGGTGTTCCATCATTCAGGGTGATTACCAAGGGAGATGCGCGTGTTTTATCTAAAACGGAGGGAACAGGAGGCGTTACAGACGCGAACGATGCAACTAATAATGTACCCGGTGTAGCGCCAACATTGCTGGCTGGTACTGCTACTAATATGATGGGTGGTAGTTCTTTTTATTATTTAGTAAACTATCACCACGCAGGGGTTACTGCAACAACAAACCACGTACAAATTGCATATCCGTATGGAAATAGTGGTGCGCTAATATGGTATAGAACGTATTTTTCATCCGCATTTTCAGCGTGGAAAGTACTGATTGATGCCTCTACTTTTAGCGGCGATGCAACTGTTAGTAATGCTGGTGTTGTGGCTCTAAAGGCGACAGGAACAGCAGGGACATACGGACAGGTAACAACAGATGCGCAGGGACGCGTTACAAGCGGAACAATAATAGCAGATTTAGCTCATGGCGGTACAGGGTCATCAAGCCAAAATTTTGTGGATATATCGACCAATCAAACTGGTATTGCGGGAAATAAAAGCTGGACAGGCGTACAAACAGTTACACAAAATGCACTTGCCACAACTACATCTGATGGATTGCTAATAAATAATACAACAGCAGCGGCAAATAATGCACAGCAAATAAGCCCAGCTTTACATTTTCAGGGAAATGGTTGGGGCACAACTGGCAGTGCAAGCCAAAGCGTTGACGGCAGAATATCATTATTACCAACACAAGGTACCAATCCGTCATCGCAATTGGTTTTTGAGTTTGCCAGAAATGGCGGTGCTTATAGTAACCAAGGTAATATAACAAGTACAGGAATAGTTACATTTGGTTCATTCAGGGCCAATGTCAGCGGTATTGCTACCACAGGTACCGACGGGGTAATGTTGAGCAATACTACAGCAGCCACGTCTGGCGTACCTGTGCAATATTCAACGAGATTAAATCAATCTGGTTCAGTTTGGAACACGACAGCTACAGCGGCGGCAAATCAATATAATTTTGCGCAAGAGGCAAGAGGTGTTTCAGGCACAACGCCGACAGCGTCATTGTTTTGGATGAGTTCATTGGTAACTAATACTACCCCGTCATTTACAGATAGGATGAGCCTCGATAATAGCGGTAATTTAAATTTATTAACAGGCACACTAAAAACGCCTACATTAACTCTTGTAAATATTGCATCTGGAACAGCAGGTACAGATAGTTTATTAGTCAAGAACGGAACTACGAACGCGGTAAATAAAGTTGCTGCAAGTTATTATGCAGGCCCTGATGTTGTAAACACTGCTACTGATGCCAACTATACAATTACAACTTCAGGGCAATTTGTAAAACTGCCGGTAATAACGGCTAACAGAACCGTATCAATACCTACAGCATCATCATATACAGGCCGTATAATACGCATTTGGAATCAAAATACATCCGGAACATTTAGCTGGTCATTTACGGGGGCAACTGTTAAAGATGCGGCAAATAACACTTTGACGACATTGGTTAATACGTCTGTGTATATGCTGGAATCTGATGGAACAAACTGGCTTAAACTTAACTAAAACATTATGATACTAAGACCGGAAGGATCACAGCAAATTACCACCACAGGCAGCACTCAAATTAATACAGGCGTGGGTAAGGTAGTAGTTGGCGTTGGAAGCTTACTTGCTAATGCAACGTTGCCATTTCCAACATCGCCAAGCGACAGGGACAACCTGCTAATATTTTTTAATGGCGGCGTAACACTATTAACACTTTCGGCGGTTAGTGGTATAATTGGCACATTGCCAACAACTGCCGCTACCGGAGCTTGTATGTGTTATGAATATGAAGCGGTAACTGCGAAGTGGTATAGGCTTTATTGAGGATGAATATTAAAAACTATAAATATCATGGGAACAATTTTAGAAGACAAAGAACATCAGGATAGCCATTTCTTATCGCTGTTTTTAAACGGCATAATTATGCTTGGTGCAGAAGCTATCGAACAGGCTATTGCTCATTTGATTGAGAAGAAAGCATCAATTCAGCCATTGGATACGCACCCGTGCCCACAGGGACAACATTGGAGTGATTCACTACAAAAATGTGTTGACGACATAGGATAATGGCAATATTAAATCTATTAGCTTTATTATTGTATACAGGATTTAACAACCTGTATATTTATGAACTTTTTTATGGCCCGTGGGAGTATCGGCTCACGAAAGGCTTTTTTTATTTATTTACATCAATTTTTGTTTTGTTTTTAATTGTCGGAGAGGGAACAGGATACCGCTCAAACAGGGAGTTTCAAACGAACTTAATATGTAAAATAACTTTGTTAGCGTGTTTTATAATTTTTGCTTTTACACAACTTGATATTTTTATGCCTAAACCTCGAATGTATTTTATATCACTTAATGGCAGTGTTTTTGTCACAAGTGTAATTATTCTCATTAGCGGTTTACGGCATGACTACTTCAAGGATTAAAACTCAAACAATGGCAGCACCTCATCAGGAATGGTGGACACCGATATTTAATTGGATAACCAGCAATACAATAGTTTTTGCTTCTTTCGCTTTAGCTTGGAAGGGAATTGATAAGGTTTTTAAATTCTATTCTGAAACCAGGATAAATGAATTGCGATCTATCGTGAAAGAGGAGCTGGCGAACCATACTAATCCACAGATTGAAAAACTGTCTACATCTATTGACGAATTGCGTGAAAGTATTTGGGCGTTAAAGACGAATAAATGATAGCCGAAGTAGCAGCACAAGCAACTGAATTAACGCAATGGGGCGTGCCAGGTGCAATAATATTAGGATTGGCCGGCTACATCCTGCTAATTGAAAAGCGCCATAGGGAAGAACGGGACCAATGGGCAAAAACTAACGAGCGCCAGGTTGATGAGCAAAACCGTAACCTAAAAGAAAATACCAGCGTACTTTCAGCATTAAAAACTTTACTTGAAAATAGAATAAGATGAAAACAGAATTACTTCTTATACAAATTGTGCTTTGGACTATCACGCTGGTTTCAGTGGGCATTGTTCGCGAGTTCTATGTATCCACAAAAACAAATGGCCTCCGGGCGCGGATGATAGGCTTGTTTGTTTGTAAGATTTGGATATACGGAGGGGCTGCCATCATCTTTCTTATTTGGCCACCGGCTGACGGTAGTGCCCTGTTTCGCATACTATTGCTTAACGCGCCAATGTTTATTGTGATGCTTTGGCTATGGGGATATGTAAGGACGCATCTAAAATGATTGATTAACTTTTATTAAATTTGATATTATGAAACAACTATTAACAGGCTCTTGGAAAACAACGGTAATTGGTATTGCTACGGCGCTATTTGCTTTCGTAGCTTTTGACCCTGAATTATTTTCGGCAATGCCATGGCTCATTGCTATTTCCAAGTTTGCCATGATTGGCGGTCTTGCTGGTATGGGTATAGTATCTAAAGACAAGGCTGTTACAGGTGGCACCGTTCCAAACCCAATTAACGATGCTTCTGTAGTTGCTACATCGGCAAAGGTTGATAAGGGGGTGTAAAAAAGGCATCCTTACACTCGCTGCTTGGATGCCTAACCTAAACCGTTATAAAGAGTTTTTAATTTGTATATTTTTCAACAATTACAGGCACGCACTTACTTGCTGTTTCAACCAACTGATACAGGTTATTGGCTAAAAATGTAGCGTCTTGTGAACCTTTCTGATAGGCTTCATGAAGCGCATCTGTGAATAATTGCTTTTCTGGGTCTGTTAAATTCAGTTTTTCCATATTGTTTGTTTTTAAATTGTTTACTAATTATTTACCAGGTAAGATATAAATGCTATCGCCGCGCTGCTTTGTCTCAACCATAAATGACCCGCCTAAAAATTCAGATTGAATTGCGTACACTAAAAATTGAGCATATAACTCTTTTTTTATTATTACTCGTTTGCCATTAAGTAACCTTGTTGCTAATAGCAATAGCCAGTGCTTTTTATAGTGTGTCATGGTTAAAAACCCTTACCCTCACAGTTTCTAAACTTGTTTTGCTCGGCTTCGCAATCGTAGCATTCATCAATCGAATCGTCTGTGCAATCACTACATAACTGTCCATTGCATGAAATACATTGACTGCCTGTGTTTGGTAACATCCTTTCGCCACAATTGCAGCAATAGGTTATATCCTCTTCAAGTGCTTTCATAAATCTTTTAATTTGGTAATGGGGTTAATTAATCTAATGGCTTATTATGGTCAATCATTGTATAAGCGCCTAAGTTGTTTATCTTATCGTCAACAATTAGTATTTGTTCTGAACATTTACCGTCAACAATTTTAGGATTGTCTAAAAAGTAAGACTGCCTAAACTTATTTTCAATAGCCATAAACCGATAACACTGGTATTTTAACTTACATGACTTATTCCTGCACATTGTTATATCTGCCATGTTTAATCCTCATTTAAACATCTCGGTTCAATAAGTTTACCCTTTTCAATAAGTTTTAACGGATCGTAATGGGGTTCATCCATCCTATACCACATCTCACTTTCACTCAACTCCTGAACCTGGATTTCACTGTGCATCAACTGGCTACTATCATCCATTCTGATTTGAAAGTCGATTTCTTCCTGCTGTGATGCTGTCGGAGTAATCTTGCAAACTAATATTAAAGCCAATAAGCACCCAATGGCAAATAATAGGTAGGTTAAGTTGTTTTCTTTTCTCATGATTCAATTTTAAAGGTTACATCATTTTCATTATAGGCAGTCCATTGTGGCAAGGCTTTACGAACGGCTATATATGCCTGTTTTGCAGCCTCTTTTGCCTCGTGCTCTTCCAAATCACCAAACTTTTCAGTAACCGGAATATCGATGTTTATTATCAGGTGTTTCATGATGCTTTTATCTTACACCACCCCATTTCAATAAGCTGCGCCGGGGTTAATGTTACTGGTTGGTTTTGTTCGTTTAGGTAGGTGAAAGAGGTTAATATGCCGTAACACCTAAATATTTCCTTGTAAAAAGCATTTTGTATATTACCATTCAAATCTTTAATAACCCATGGCAGAACTGTGGTTTTATTTTCTTCTGAAATACCCCATCCAATATATAATCCAATGGCGGTGATTTCATCTAAAATCAGCATATCTACTGTTCGGAGTAGTAAACAGCAGTCCTTTACTTGATACCATGTTCTTGAATGAATATTTAATGGAGCGCCAACATAATTATCTGGATGCGTATATACACCAATCAATCTTGGGTTATAATCTGTTGGAGCTTCCATCCTTTGCCCTAAATACTGCGCCATCCAAAGCGCTTTTATTTTGTTGTTCATTTTATGTTGTTTATTTAGCCAGCAGTTTTGAAAGTTTGCCGCCAGTGATGATTTCTGAAAGGGGTAACTGCAGTTCCTCAGTAATTAAGTTCAAACAATCGAGCTCAGTAAATCGACTACTATTACCCTGGATGTACTTCATCATAGTATTATGTGAGACGCCAATCGTGGCCCGTACGCGCAATTGAAACGGTTCATCTTCTTTTAATTTCACTAAAACACTTTTATCTAATCTGATCATAATTTTGTTTTTTGATAATGCAAACATAATTAATTAAATCAAAGTTTGAAATAAAAAGTAAAATAATTCTTGCATATATCATTTTAATACTTTTACTTTGAGCCATGATAGCAACCCTGCTATTGTTTGTGATAAAGGTTTAGGTTAAAGTCCGGAGGGCGCGAGGTTCGCCGGACTTATTTTAAAAGGGGCGATGGTTCCAATTGGTTAGGTCACTGCGCCTTTCATAACGCAGGGGTTAAGGTTCGAGTCCTTATCGCTCCACTTCAGGTTCCGTAGTCCTGAATAAACAACGGATGGTTATTAAGTTGCCACAGATACCCGAAAGGGTCAGGACGAATGGTGATACCGAATAAAGCGGCGGGTGAGGTCGGATACTCTATACCCAAGGATCAAAGGTTCGAATCCTTTACTTAATACTAAAGCCGTTCGAATCGGCAAAATCACATGTCGGCAGGTAGTCGAGTACTGTTAAGGCAAAACTGGTTGTTAGTTCCCAAAGGGTGGGCGGCGTGTGATTAACTTATTATTTATTTAACTCTGACAAAAAATGAATGTTCAAGAATTAATCGACCAGCTAAATGCGGTTTTAGACAAAACAAAACCAGTTGTATTCCAAGATTCCAGTTATTTAGGTGGAATGGATTGCGATGACGTGGTTGAAAAAGACAATGTTGTCGTTTTATGCTATTAATAATTTATCATGAAAATATTAATAGGCATATTATTAATGGGTTGCGGCATTCTCTGCCTTGTTGACCTGATTGCTTACATTTGGACTTTTGAAATAATATTTCTAAGGCTTTGGCTTACTGCATTGGTATTTAGCGGAATGCTTCTTAGGTTGAATAAATACCTTAAAAACGATTAACATGCAATACTGTGATTACATCACATCCTACAACGCAAGGCGTGAAAGGGAGCAACAATTGATACAGCAATACAGCCAGCGGCCTTCAGGACAGCGAGTCCATAACCTTTGGCTGCACCAAGTTGACAGATCGGTACATCACCGGGTAACTGCTAAGGAAATAGCTGGCGCCATAATCGGCATAGCTGCTGCCGGCATTGTTTTACTTTTAAGCATTTGGTTATGATAGATAGGCGCGAAATATTTGAAGGTAATTATATTACAGATGTTTGGGCGTCTGCTGGATCTGCTTTTAAAGTTATTTCATTGAATTCAAGAACTGTTAAATACGGAGCGAACTTTGTGTGCAGATGGGAAAATATTTTGCCAGTCCCCCTTACGGAAGAAATATTGTTGAAGTGCAAGGGAGTATCGCAAGATGATGATTGTTTTTATTTTTTAATGGGTACAATTAGAGTAATGTTAACATATCGGCACTATCATTGGAATCTTTATAACCTGGATGAAGATTGTGTATTAGCCATGTTTGATCACCTGCACGAATTGCAAAACATTTATTATTGGCTATCAGGTAAAAAAGAACTGGAGGTAAAATTATGATAACGGAAGAAAACGCAAAACAAGGCCACGATGCCGCCGCGCAAATTATAAAGGAAAATACTAAAAAGTTTTATAGCCTGGTTAATAATGAATATTGGCAGGAAGCCGCTGAGATCAATTCACAAATACAGGTGGCGCTTATTGCCCTTAAACTATCGGAGGACTTTATCAATGCTTAAAACCTATAACATCGAATACCTGCACATCGGCGGTGAGCGGCATTTACAAACTGATAATATAATGGTGTTTGCCGCCTATCTGGATGATGTACTTATCAATGAGCATGTCATCCAGGGAACTATTAACATTTATACGGAGGAAAAGAAAGATGACAAAGCCAAATGAACCAATAACACCATGCCTATTCCAGCGAGTTGCGGAAGGTGATGAGGGATTAAGATTTAATAAACCATCTGACCCGAAGGAATGGAATGTTCCAATGAACGGATTAACAAAACTGGAATATTTCGCTTCAACTGTAAATATCAGTAATGAAGTTGAGGTGATGATATCACAGCCTAACCCTGATTATTGGAGTGAGGTTACAGGAATCAAACAGCCTGCAGATAGAAACAATAAATCCGAATGGGCTACATTCTGGTTTTCGGTTGAGGCGGCAATCAAGGTAATTAAAGCGAAGGCGCTTATAGAGCAATTAAACAAACAATCATAATGTCAGAACAAAACGAAAAAGCAATGGTGACCGTCAAGGCACACATTAATCAACTTGGCTCGGCTGCCAAGGTAATTGCGGACCCGCTATTGGGCCAGCAGCTGGTTACTAAATTTGCCGAAATGTATGAAGTGGCCCTACCGGAAGCCCAGCGGTTTTACAACCGGGAAAAAGACAACTTCGGTAAGTTAATCAGCCAGTCCGCAGCCCTGCAGGCCTGCACACCTATGTCGGCTTACCTGGCGTTCGGTACCGTGATGAAACTTAAACTTTCATTTGACAACGGCCGGCAGCCGCTGGTTTATCTCATTCCTGGTAACCGCAATATCGGCACTCAGGAGAAACCAAAATGGATACAGGAAATGGTAGCACAACCCTCACCGGAAGGCGAAAAGGAAGCCCGCTTATCTACTGGCATTTTAAAAAAGGTAGGGCACCCTATTATTGTTCATAAGGGCGATTTATTTAAAAAGAAGCTGGACGATAACACCGGCCAAATGATTGTCCAGTGGGAGGAAGCCGACGTACCCTCTACCGTTATTGTGGGTAGTTTCATCCGGATAGTTGAGCCTGATGGCACGGTAGTGTTTAAAACCTTTAACCTTACTGACATTGAAAGGTGGAAAGCAGCCAGCGCCAAAAAGAATAAGGGTAAGGGTGCCAATGCGCTTTACACATCCGGCATAGATAATCAGATCGATGAATCATTCCTTAAAGGCAAAACACTGCTTCATTCCTTTAAAGGGTACAAACAGGTGGACTTCGGCGTGGGTGAAGGATTTGTGCCAGACGTGGAGGAAACTAAAAAGATTAATCCGAACTATACGGATGATGACTTTACCCCATTTGAGGCTGTCCCTGCCGCGCAGATTGATAAGCCGCAGGATGACTTCACCCAGGCGGTTAATGAACCGGAGGCGGAAAGGGAATCTATAACAATACAGGTGCCGGATGATGATGACCCTTTTAAATAAACCGCTATGCCTAAATATGAATTTTTATATTTTGTAAGGGTTTTAAAAACTAAAACGATTACAGCCAAATCTCCAGAATTAGCATGCGATAAATTCATGAAGCTTAATAAGGTTGATACCGATAATCTTTCGATTGATTATGAATTAAAAGATGTCGATTCCGGGGACATGATAAATATTTCGAGAGTACCGTCTGTTAGTTATTTTATTTAAAACCATGAGAATATTTATAGACATAATCGGTTGCCTGGTGCTGATATTCCCGGCGCTGTTTATCACCTGCTGCCTGTTCATCATCTTCCGCCGGGCCACAATTTACTTTTACTTAAAAATTAAATCATTTTTGAAATAATGAACACAGATCACTTACTGCAATACATTTCCGATAACCGGATATTGCTTATCATCATATGGTTTTTATCAATTTTCCTTAATGGGTTTATTAAGGCGTGGGCTGCTGATTACTTTGCTTCTAAAAAGTCAAACAGGCTTCAAAAATTGATAAACAGCGTTAAACAACAAGAAAAAACAGCTTTTAAAACCAAATCCTAATGAACGAATCAACCGAACTCGCGCAGTTTAATGAACTGCCTGCCATAGCCGCGAACGCGCCGGCCATATTGGCTAAGAATACTAACTTTGTAAACCGGGGCATAACGAAAGGCCAGGGATTGCTTGACACTATTGAAAGTATTGGCGGCGGTGCTCAAATGGATCCGGACCTGGATGAGGCCTGTAACACTTATTTACTTGAGGTAAAAAAGGCTATTGAGATTATGAATGCCGGCCGGTCACCCATCACAAAAATGCTAACGGCTATTTCAAAAGAATTTACCCGGCTGGAAAACGCACTTGATAAAGCCGCTGCCGGTACAGTGCCCTATAAGATACAGGAAGCCCGCAACGAACTGGCGCGGGCTGTGGCTGCCGAACAGCGGCGAAAGGAACAGGAACTGCTTAATAAGCAGAAAGCCGATAAGGAAAAGATTGACATTGTGGCTGCAGTGGAACTTAAGGTCCGAACCAGGTTTAATGAAATCCTGTTTACCGGTAAGAAAATGTTTAATGACATATTCAACGGGATGACGCTTGACACGGTGACTGATGTTACCGATCGTATTAACAACATACCGGACATTTACCACCAGTCGAAGTTTAACGAGATCAATGCCGGTGTGACTGCTATTTATGTGCCCGCCACTGAACTGGCCAGCCTCATCTATGATACAAGGTCAAAGCTTTACCCTGAATGCTCAAAAGCCTTTACGGAAGAAATGACGGCTTTACGGCATGGCTTGTTGGATATGATACCGGCCCGGATAGCTGAGCTCAAAGAAATAGCTGCTGCGGGTAAAAAGGAAAAAGAACGGTTACAGAAAGAAGCGGAGCTCAGGCAGCGCCAGGCTGAAATTGACATGGAAGCCGAAAACCAGCGTAAAGCTAACGAGGCGCTTATGGCTGAACAGCAGACAAAGGACATAGGCGCTGCACAGATTAACTTTGAAAAGGATGTGGCTCAGGCTGACATATTTTCATCGGGGACACAGGCGGTGAAGAAAAGTTATATACTGCAGGTGTTTTCTGCCGTGGGATGGCAAACGGTGGCGGCTTTATGGTTCAAACATTTTGCAAAAGCTACAACGCTGGAAAAGCTAGAAAAGAAAACGCTTGGCGCCATGAAAGCTGACATTGAAAAGCTTGCCTTTAATGGTGGCGAAATGTTGGCACCGTCACCGCATTATGAGTATCAGGAGGATGTTAAGGCTGTAACGAAAAGACAATCATAGCCATGGCTGACAATCAATTTATAGTAAATAATCAGGTAATTGTGAGTGCCGGCGGAATGGATATAAAGGTAGTGGGTAACACCATTACCTTTATCATCGGTCAAACAAATTGGGAAATGTCCGTTGCTGACTTGGAGGCTATCTTAGGAAGCCATCTTCAACTAAAGGATGCTGCTCACCAAGTGGTAAATAGTGCCATTGTATCAGCATCGAACGATAGCAAAAACCCGGTAATTATCGGAGACGGAATTGAATTAAGAAACGGTATTATAAATCTTTCTGAAGCTTTAAGGAGGGCAGAATAATGGGACTGAATAGGGATGTTTATTTGCAATTAAAGGCCGCGTTAATAGAGGATGGGTATGGCCATGAAATAGACTGGCAGACTAACCTACAGCCGGTTTCTGATAGCCACACATTCCGTAATGAAACTATTTGGGTAATACTTAACAGCGGCATGCGGGAGCAAATTGCCCGTATAATATCCAATAGGATAAAGCAGGCTTGGTCGGAGGGTAAACCAACCTCATCCGCCTTTGGACATAAAGGTAAGGTTGCTGCTATTGACTATATCGTAAAAAACTGCGGTGTATTGTTTACGGCATATTTATCAGCCAATAACAAAATAGAGTTTCTGAAAAGCATTCCATTTATTGGCGATATAACTTGCTATCATTTAGCCAAAAACTTAGGACATGATGTTATTAAGCCGGACAGACATTTGGTAAGAATTGCTAATGAATGTAAATATCCAAATTGCAATGAAATGTGTTTAGATATCAGTAAAGCGACCGGTGATAAGGTAAGCGTGGTGGATATAGTTCTTTGGAGATCGGCTAATTTGGGATGGATATGAGTGCAAACCCTGACCCATACTACGCCCGAAAGGAATGTTCAAACTCTGACCTTTCAGAACTGCATAAGTTGTTTTGGCCTTTAGCGTGGGATTTTGACTTTGCAGAGGCGCTGCGGTTTGGGACGCTGGTGGATGCGCTTATCACTGAGTGTCACCGGGTAAATGTTTTTAAAAGAACGGTGGATGATGAGGTGTATACGCATGCTGATTTTGAACTGGCGAAGGCTATGAAATTAGCTTTTTATAAGGACCAGACGTGCGCGGCGTTCATGAAGTTGGCGGAAACGCAAAAGATAAGCGCCGGAATGGTGGAGTATATCTGGAACCGGTTTAAGTTCAGCATAAACGCCAGGGCGAAATGGGATCTTTTTATGCCAGCTTTAAGGCAAGGCGCTGACATAAAAACAACTACGGCTACTACGTTGAAACAATTTGAGGAAGCTTGCGACCACTTCAAATATTTTCGCTCCAGGGTGTTTTATGCTAAGCTGGAAAATACCAAAAAGGATATGCTGATCGGTATATCTAAGGTCAACATGAAAGTGTTTAAAATACCCATGACCGAGGGTGATAAATATTGGCAGAAAGGCTTGGAAGATGTAAGCAACTTGGCGTTCAACTATTGGTTTCATTTTGAAAATTTCCAAACACATAATATTAACCCTTTAATACTTTTATAAAATGGACTGCATTAAATTCGGAATAGTCGTAGAGTGTAATGAACTAAACGGCCACAAAATACCAGACAGGGTTTTATCCGCCGAGGTTGTTACACCAGATGGGGACCTATTGCAAATAACAAAATACGCTGATAGTAATGCAAATTACTTTATTAGCAATGCCATGGACGGATATGGTAATAATTGCTTAGAAAAATATGCTAAAACCATGGTTGTAGTCATTAATGATTATCAACCATGACCCCACACGAAAAATGGCTTAAAGAAAGGCTGGATGGTGCCCCCAACCTTGTTCCTATAGCTGCCAAGAAAGCACTTAATGTATGGACAGGTTGGTATGGATTCTATCAATTATCTTGGCACAAAACAAACAGATTAAACATATTTAACTTTAAAAATGAATAATAACTTAACACCGGAGGAAATTACAACCTTAAAGGATTGTCTTTCTGACCAGAAAAAAATCAATGAAAAAATTGAATCGGTTCTTACCAACAATCCAACTTTTATGAACAGCAGCAACGGTCTGCATCTTGATAAAAGCAAAACCCAATTAACCCAATCACTTGAACTTTTAACATTCGAGCAATAATGGAAATCAACTTAACAAAAATCTCTTTATCCCACGGCATGTTCCCAGTGGTATCGTATAAGGAGTTACTACCTGGAAATGACGAAAGGGTGCATTCAAATGTTCGTTGCACCTCACCGGCCCACAATGACCTGATTAAGGCATTCGCCGACTTTATCCTGCCCCTGGCACTAATCTGTGAGGAAATTACTAACGAACAGTATATTTCGGCACTCCCTAACGAATACGATGCCACGGCACCATCTGAAATTGAAATGGGTGAGATTATCCATGCTATTAAAGCCAGCAAATCTAAAAAAGGTAAGCAGCTGGCTATTGTACCTGAAATTGAATCAGCCGAAAGTTTGACCGATCGCTTTCACATCAACACGGTTGAGTTTAAAACCACTAACGGTATTGAAAAGATAGTGCTGACCGGCGAAAAGAAACTATCTACCAACAAATGGATGGGACTGGGGCCGACGCCTTCTATCAGCATAAATGAAGATGAATATCTTTACGTGTCTGACCTTTTTGCAGCGGGCGAACTGCTTAAGCATGAACTTGGCGAATACATCATCAACCACAAATACGCACCACCAGTTGACCCCGAACTACCTTTCGGCGAAAGAGATCGTGAAAGCTTCGGTGATGGTGTAGGCCTTACTGAGCAGGAATTACGCGAAGGTAGTGAGGAACAGGTATTTTAAATATTAAAGATCGAAAGCAGTGGCAAGGATAATCATGACTAAGCCTAAACGCTACGGCGGCCACTGTTTTTGTTAAAACTTAAAATTATGGCAAACCCCTGGGATTTAGAATGGATAGAGTTTGAGATGCCTGACGGCTTTAAAGCCGCTTACGCTATCGACGGGCCGGAAGTCCGGATGATGGTGGATGATGAGCAGATGCCCGAAGGCATAGACATTCAGGAAAGAATGTCACAGTGTTACGATTACTTCTTTGAATTCATTTATAAAAAACCTTAATATGCAGACAGACAAATTTGATTTATGGTGTGTAGTGGAACTTTTTGGCCACTCACAGATTGCCGGTAAATGTACTGAGCAAAATATTGCCGGAACTAACATGCTGCGGGTAGATGTGCCGGAAACGGATAGTCATCCGCCTTTTACAAAACTTTATGGTGCAAGTGCCATTTATGCAATAAATCCGGTTGATGAACAGACGGCGCGGACTAAAGCCGCTCAGCTTAATGTCGCACCTATCCAGGTTTATAACTTAAAATCATATCTGGATAAACAGCAGGCGGCGCTTACGGCTTTACCTACCCATGCGGATAAAATTGCCGACGTAGAATTTGAAAATGATCCCATCATGGATATTGATACGGAAGATGATGACGATCCAATGCGATTTTAACTAACAAAACTTTTTAACCAGGGCGCAGCTGACGGTTGCGCCCTTTATTTAAACCTCTGATAATTTATTTCCTTAATGAACTTCGCAAACGTAAATATAACCGAAACAGGTCGCGGTTACGAAATTGTTTTTGAATACCGCCCCACCATTGTCGCCGAACTTAAAGAAATGGCCGGCTTCCGCTTCCAGGGAAAGGAACGTGGTTGGTTCATACCCTTTATGGGTAAAAAGAAATTGGCTGATGGAACTGTCGATGAAAATTTCAGCAACCGGAACCTGATGGAAAAGTTTAAAAAGAAATACTTAACCGTCGCGGCCGGCAGCACCGAACCTGAAAAGTTCTTTAAAATAAATGAACTGCCTGAGCTCAGTGTTAAACTGCCATGGAAAGCAGGTGTGCAGCCCTTTCATTACCAGGATAAAGGCATAGCACGCGGGCTGCAGTTGAAACGCTTCATTAACGCGGATGAACCCGGGACTGGTAAAGGCCAAGGTGTTTCAGATCGGGTATTAACCCCGTCAGGATGGCGGCTAATGGGTGATATTCGTCCTGGGGATTATGTGATAGGATCATCCGGATTGCCAACTAAGGTTTTAAAAACTTTCCTCCTCGGCGAAAAGCAATTATATAAATTTACCTTTTCGGATGGCTTTACCCTGAGCGTTACAGATGAACATCTTTGGGCTGTTCAAAAGAAAAATTCAAAAACACATTTGATTCTTACCACCAAACAGTTGATGGATGAAAATGGTTTTATCACTCGACCTGGCGTTGGATGGAACGCCAAAAGGCCTTATAAATTCATCACTTATTTTAAAGATAGAGATGGCAGTAGTCGGTGGAAAATACCCATGATTAAACCTGTTATGTACAACCCAATTGAGTTACCTATTGATCCTTATACATTAGGCGTTTTTTTAGGGGATGGACATAGCGCAGTAAGAAGCTCCAAAATAGCTATTTTTATAAACGACATGGATATTGTGCCTTGGTTAAAAAACATATCCTCCATTTCTGATAAATCATATAAAAGCTGCTACACCGCTACGATGGATAATGACTTTACCGATGTATTAAAATCGTTGGGTTTATATAGGAAACTATCAGATCAAAAGTTTATCCCTGCTGTTTTCTTAAAAGCTTCACCAGACGAAAGGCTTGCTTTCTTACAGGGACTTATGGATACCGATGGCCATGCGTTCACTAACAATTGTGGTACTGAATACTGTACAACATCTAAAATGCTATGCGACGGAATTTGTGAACTCGTTCAAAGCCTTGGTGGTATTGCCCGGGTAGGAGTTAAAGATAAACCTATATATAAATACAAAGGTGAAATGCTTACTGGTAAAAAGGCATACCGGGTTAATATCAAAATGCCGCCAGGTATAACCCCTTTTAGGTGTGAGCGTAAGGCATTGGCCTATCAGGAACCATACCATTACCTTCCTGAGCGATATATAAGGTCAATTGAACCAGACAGAATAGAGGAATCTGTTTGTATAGCAGTGGATGCGCCAGACCATCTTTATGTTACCGATCATTACATCGTAACACATAATACTATCCAGTCAATAGGGACTGCATTAGCTTTTGAGCAAACAGGGCAAAACCCGTGGCCATGCCTTATCATCTGCCCGGCAACGCTCAAAGAAAACTGGCGCCGGGAGATAGAGGAAAAGTTCACCAATAAACGGGCAATCATCTTGGATGATAAAACCCGCAGCAACTGGCCCGGCTTAATACGCATGGGCATGGGGCATTTTGTCATTGTAAACTATGAATCCTTGTGGTCGCATTTTGTTGTAAACACGACCAATAAGCGAGGTACTGAACCGAAGATGAATGAGATAAATTTTACGCCCCTCATCGGTCTTTTTAAATCCATGATCATCGACGAGGCACACCGCTGCCGCAACGATAAAAACAAGCAAAGTCTCGTCGTAAAGGCCATTTCAGTCGGTAAAGAAATTATCATGCTGCTTACGGGTACACCGATTGTAAATAAACCTAATGACCTTATACCATTGCTGTCTATTATGGGCCGGCTGCCTGAATTTGGGGGCTTTAAATATTACCTCGATAGGTATTGTGCGGGTGGTGCCGGTGCCGGCAATCTTAATGAACTCAATGGTAAGTTAAATAACACATGCTTCTTTCGCCGGGAAAAGAAAGATGTGTTACAGGATCTGCCGGATAAAATGCGGGAGATATTTACGTGCGATATTACCACCCGGGCTGAATACGCGGCGGCTAAAGGCGACCTAGGCAAATTCCTACGGGAACAGGGTTATTCTGAAAAACAGGTTAATAAAAGCCTTAACGCTGAGATCATGGTTAAGATAGGTGTGTTGAAAGCTATTAGTGCCCGGGGTAAGTTGCCTGAAGCAATTGAACATATACAGGAAGTGGTGGATGCCGGCCAAAAGATAGTGGTGTTTATACATCAAAAGTTTATGGCAGATGCGCTTTTAAAAGCTTTCCCCACAGCTGTATCTGTTCGAGGTGATGATGACCGTGACAGCCGCCAGCGGGCGGTGGATGCCTTCCAAAATGATCCAAAGGTATTGGTGATCATCTGTTCCATAAAAGCAGCTGGCGTAGGCATAACGCTTACAGCATCTTCCCGCCTGGTGTTTCTTGAATTACCATGGCATCCTGCAGATACCGACCAATGTGAAGATAGAATTCACAGAATCGGTCAAAAGAATGCTGCGCAGATATCCTACTTCCTTGGTAAAGATACTATTGATGAAGATATTTATAAGATCATTGAAAAGAAGCGCGGCATAAGCGATGCAATAATGGGGCAGACCACTGAAATTGATACGATGATAACCGATTTAACCAGGACACTTTTTAACCAACAATAATATGAAAAATAATACTATTGACATTTTATTAAAACGATACCCTGCTGGAGAATATGCTTTAATGGCTGAAGTTCGCGACGCTGCTGGTTTTGGTGCATCAAGGTCAGCTGATTTTTTAGCAATGTCCCTATGGCCTTCCAGGGGACTTGATATGATAGGTATTGAGCGTAAATCATACCGAAATGATTGGCTAAAGGAGTTAAAAACGCCGGCTAAGGCTGAAAATATTTATCAGTATTGCGATAGATGGTATTTATTAACCGATAATGAAAACGTAGCTAAAATTGAAGAAATACCTGCCACGTGGGGATGGATGCATATTAACCCGGATGGTAAACTTAAAGTTTTAAAAGAGGCTCCATTAATTAAACCGATACCTGTAAGCAAGAGTTTCCTTGCATGTCTTTTAAAACGAGCTGCATCCAAAGATGGTTGGGTTACTCTTGAAAGTATCAATGACAAAATTGAGGCTGCAAAAAAGGCTGGTGAGGAATCTAATAATTATCAGCACAAAAAAATTTCATCGGATTACGATCAGTTAAGAAAAACGGTGGAGCAATTTGAATTAGCAACTGGAATAAACCTTTTAAACAGGCATTGGAGTATAGATGGAAAGAAAACCGGTGAAGCTGTAAAATTTGTACTAGATGGCGGATTAGAGGGCATTAAAAAACAAATGGAATCTATAAAAAATTTCCATTCAGCCATTGGTAAGAAAATTATAGATTATGAATCATTAAGCAATGCTTGAAACAGATTATTTCGGCTATACCTATACCCGGCCACCAAATTACATAGTGGCCGGGATTGTAGAAGATTATTTCTGGCGCGGCATTCCCATTGACGTGCTCAGCGCCATGTATGGTGTCGATAATCTTACCACCAGGTTAACCATCAATGACGTGCTTTACCCTAAATTTGAAAAGCCGGTGGTTATTGTCAGGAGGTCGAAGGTTTAAAACATAATAACATTTCCTTGTTTATGAGCTACAAATCCATCATCGAGCATCTGTTTCCATTCTTCCTTACTCGCTTTAAAGCTTGCAAAAGTGCTTGCATTACTAGCACACCATTCACATAAAGAATCAAAATCGTTAAATACTGGCGATTTTGGCGAGCCTTCAGATGTTGTTTCCCATAGCTGAAATCCATCACCGACTGGAGGTTCTATTTGCTCCCACGATTCATGTAGTTCCTTGATATGAGGCGTCTGAAATAAATATCCCTCACCATTACATATATCGCAATCCCCCTCTACGCCTAATTCCTTAGCCCTGGCACGCAAGCAAATTGAATGATTAATGCCGTCATGTCCAAATCCAACTTTAGCCCATTCGTTTACCTCATCTGTAGTAGGAATTATAGGCGCCTGGCAGGAAACGCGTACTTTATTTTCATAAGTGTACCATTCTTGCAGTTCTTCATCAAATTGAACCCACCCGGTTAAGTCAGATAACCGGCCACCTTTTACTAATGCTAATACCTCGGCCTCGGTAATATTGTACTGGTGGGCGTTTGCATTGTACCTTTTATTTGGAGTCAGGTAAACCCATCTTTCGGAATGACGGCCGTACCACTCATCTGACAAATCATTCATTGCCTTATTACGACCGGATCCTTTACATTGTTGACATTCGTGACACCTATAAGGATTTAGATATCCTATCCAAACCTGTCCGATCGGCCATTTAAAATCTAATGGCACTCTTTTTAATTCTCTTCCCATGATATATTGTTTTTAAATTGTTACAGGATTACCATTTTCGTCACAGTCATGTATGACGAATTTTGTGTTAACAGGCCTGAAAGCATCCGGACTATTTTTACCATGGGCTGTTAAAGTTCCGCCGGCAAATTCCTTATTTTTTCCAGATACCACCCCTTTTGTTTTTTCAGGATTATTTTGAAACTTTTCAGACTTTATTTGCTTAAGCCTGGCCTTGTGCTCAGCATCCACAAATTTATCCAGTGCGATTACCATATTACGTAAAGTCACCTGGATCTGGTAGAATTCAATATCGGTAAAAGCATATCCTTTTACATTCGGGCTTATCTTTTGCTGAAACAAAGATTTTTTCATGCCAATCTTTTCAGCCAGCATAGTTTGATTAATTTTCCACTCTTTTATAAGTTCTATAAGTGGCTGTACATTTGGTTTGTTCATATTCAGTTTATTTTAATTGTAAAAAATTTCGATTTGGCCAGCCGGAATTTTCACTCAGATTTTTGACCCTTGGGGAAAATGCCAAAAAAATCAAACTGGTCAAAAAATCGGGTACTTTTTGGCCGGCTTAGTGTATTCGGTGCCTTAAATACTACAAAATCCATAGGTATTAAGGCTGTATTTTACCCTTCTTTTTATGCCGCGGCCAAGCTGTTACTAAGGGTGGATGTATCCAATATTTTCGCCCTGTCTTAGCGCAAACCACAGGGGTAAAACGCGTATTTATGGGTAACTGGTCCGGGCGTAACCATATACGCCCTTTGACACTTTTGCGCTTATCAGGTCTCGCTATTGCTATTTTACCAAGCTTATAAAACCATGCTTTATGAGGTTCAATAATAGCATGTAAAACAATTAAATATGGTGGGTTATTGCTCATCGTTTTTAAATCTAAATCCGTGGGTATTTAACCAATTTTCGCGGGCTCTTTCCTTTTGTATTTTTTCAGATTCCCATAGCCCCGTAGCAACTTTTTGCAACTGGAGATCAGTCCAGTTTTTATCTACATAAGTCGAATTTTTGAGGCTTTTATATATCTCAAATAAACCAGGTTTACAGATAAAAAAATAGCCGGGTGTTACTATTGGATCTGAAAAAATAGGTATGTTATTAACTGACCTGTAACCGGGACATGGGACCTTAAATGATTCAACTAATAGGCGTCCAAAGTCATTAGGGTGCAAATAAACCGCCTCGTTAACCGGGTTACACTCCAATATTATATTATCAATTACTTGCTGCATCCTGTCAATATCGATAGGTAAAAGGCATTCAGGTGGTTGTGTTGATTCGTGCTGTTTCATCTTTATATCTCCTTAAAATAATGTTACAAATGTTGCGGTAACGCTTTACCAGCCTGTGAAATTCAGGCGAAGTAAACACGCGGGTGTTATGCCATATAAAGTAAATGTCAACCCGGATAGCTTTGCGACAGGCTATTAATTCGGGGGTTGTTAGCTGTTTCATGGGCATAATTCCCCCCGTAGTAATTCAATAGCATCATCAAGGTTAACACATTCGGCAGCCATCCCGTTAACCTCTACAGAGTAAGGAAAACGGGGATTCCAGGCAATCTTAAGGCCCGCAAAAAATATAGGGCGATTATAAATCTTAGCAATGGTTTTACGGCCCGCTTTTATCAAAGCTTTACCGTTAATAAAGTTTAATTCCATATTGAATGTTATTGGTATGTACCACCAAAAGCCCGCTAATTACTTAGCAGGCTGTAAAGGGCTATTTCTTTTCTCGGTACTTATAAAAGTCCCGTTTATACTCAAAGCTTATTGAAAACCGGTAACCAAAAATGTCAATCCCGATTTGAAAAGATTTGCAGTAAGGCGATTCAAATACGCAATATTTTTTAAATAGGATAAATTGTTTGTACTTCATAACGTATACATTAAATTGTTAATTTTTGTGTGAAGTTCAAAAAGGTGTTTACCAGGGCTGGGCCTGTTTTGATATCCATGCCTGTTCCAGCTTTGCAGCACGATTGCGCGGCGTTCCCGGTAGCTTAAAGGCGTGCAGGGCTTAAAAAGGTTTTTGAGTGCCTGTAAGGGCTTTAAAATCGTTTTCATTGTCAGAGGATTGAAAGTGGATTAATAGATTAAGCGCAAAGGTTTAAAGCCGCGTGCATGCCGTCAACAAATGTATTAACGGTCTTATTGTCGCCCCTAACCAGATCCTTTATAAATTCTGGTATATCGGTTTTTGTGGCTGCAGGTTTATATAAGCCTAAAATAGTTTTGCCGTTTTCGTGGTGAGCGATAACCTGATACCCTTCTTTAAGTATCCATTTGTTAATTTCGGTAATTTTGCGGTCTCTGATGTTTAGATCAACTGATAGTTTCATGATTTTTAAGGTTAAAAAGTGTAATAAATTTATGAGATAATTATTGCAGAAATTAGTTAGCTAACGGGTGATCTTGTAACCATTCCTCATTTTGTTCCTGAACATCACCGGCGGCAATCCATAGTATGCGCTTAAGGTTTTCATCATGGTTTGAAAGTTCCTCATCATCCCACGCGCCGTACTCGCGCAATTCCTTTTTAAGTTTTTCCGGATCGATTTTATTCAATTCCGCAGCAACTTCCGGTAACAGGCGGCTGTTTTCTATATCAGCGTCACAAGGCCCGGAATGGTTACAACCTATTATTACATATTCAGGAAGTTCAATTTCAAAATAGTTAAATGTTGCAAAATAAGTTTTCATAATATCAGAGTTTTAAGTGTTTGACTAAGACGGCCCGGAAGCCGTTTCGCTCTTTTAGAGCTCATCAGTTAGCCTATTTTACCATTCTGTCAAACATCTCCCTGTTAAAGTTAATACCGGTGTTTAAGGCACGTAAACGATTTGCGAATTCATTTGCCTTAACCCTTGCTTCACATCCTGAATAACCAAATGCACCGCCGTGGGCGCCATTAGTAACGTTTACCATTATTAGACGATAGCCGCCATAAACAGAGGCGTATTCACTTGATAAATATGCTTTGTGACCTTTCGCGATAGCTTGTTCTTTTGAAGTTGATAAGCCGGCAGTTTCAGCTAATTCAATTACTAGGGCATCGATTTCTTTTTGAGTAGTTTTCATAATATTGTCAGAGTTAAAATGTGATTAATTAAAAAGTTGATTAGTTATTCCAGTTGATTAAGCCGGCATTTGTTAAGTGAATAATGTGAATTACAGCGGCGGCAACAAAGCCTAATACTATAATTGTGGCTATTGCTTTAATGGTGATGTTTTTAATGTTTAATGTTTTCATGATTTATAAATTAAAGAGTTACTATTTCTGTGTAGATCATTCCGAAAGCTTCAAAGCCTTCGTTTGAGTCAATATACTGTTCAGTGCAAAGCATTGCATCTGTTTCACCATCAAACCTTTGGGCAACTTCTTTATTGCTTGTGAAGTGCGGGCCGTTTAAAAGGCTGAAGTATTGATTTGTTTCGGGATTGATGATTGCGTACATTTTATTTCCTTTTTGTTGATGACAAATATAGAGTTAAATAACTATATGATGCAAATTTATTTACAACTTTTTTTTATTTTGTTGTAAAAATGCCTTACATTGCCTCAAAAAGCAATATTTATTTTTTATGGAGATAGAAAAATTTGAAGTTTCGCCGGCAAATTTGCGCGGCCGGCCCGCTTCATATCCCTTTGAAAAACTTAATCCCGGCGAAAAAATGCTTATACCTATTGAAGGTAAAACACAGGAACACCGTAAAAAGGTAACATACGCCCTTTATTATTTCAAAAAACAAAATGGTCACGAATGGCAGTCAGCTGTAAGGACCGAGGGATTAAATATAGTTGTTTATCGTATTAATTAACGACTATGCCAAAAGATAACAAGCCATCAGGCTATAATTATTCACGGGTGTGGTTTGACTTCGCCCTATATAATCCGGGCACGGTAACCGGTAACCATACAGCCCTTTACCTATGGTTGGTTGAATTAAACAACCGTTTAAAGTGGCTGGAATCTTTTGGACTTACATACCGCGAAGGTATGGACGGAATGAGTTGTAAAAGCCGTACCACCTATAATAAATGTTTCAAAAATCTTATTGAATGGGGATTTATTAAAATCGTCAAAAAATCTCGGAATCAGTACGAAGCAAATATAATTGCCATATCAAAAAATGTACAGGCAAAAATAATTTGGCAGACCAAAAATTGTACTACCAATGGTATTAGCACTGGTACTACCAATGGTATTAGCACTGGTACTATTCACATAAACAGTAAAAACAATATAAACAGTAAAAAGATACAAAAGAGTGTGGTAACGAAAAAAAGTTTTTCTCCCCCCTCTCGCACTGAATTTAGAGAGTATTTTTTTGATAAAGGTTTTGAAGTTGAATATGCCGAATATGTATTTGAATATTACGATTCGGCGGGGTGGGTTGATAGCAAGGGAAATAAAATTTTAAGTTGGAAACAAAAAGTTTTGGCCGTGTGGCTAAAACCAGGTGAGGAAAATTGGTATAAAAATCAACAAAATAAAAATAACAAAAATGGAAAAGAACATCAATCAATTGTTGCAACAGTCATTGACACAAGGTCCGAATTCATGCGAAACAAGTGGGGAGATCAAACTCAGTGAAACGGCGCCAGATAAAGAAATTTTAGCCGCGCTCAATTCAAAAAAAATTTTCGATTCAACCCCTTTTGAACTTGATAAAATTGTGACCGCTTCAGTTGCTCAAATATTTGCGTATGTAGGTAAAAAAAATGATCCCGGCGTAAGTGATTTGTTAAATGTAATTTATACTATTTTGCCCGGTGAACTAAGGCGCGAAGTTCCTGCAATGAGGTTAAATGAAATACCGTTAGCATTCAAAAAAGGAACTTTAAAAGAATTTGGTGAATACTACGGTTTAAACGTTGCTGAGCTTGTCCGTTTCTGTAAGTCTCATTATGAAAGCGAAAACAGGACCAACACGGTTAAATCAATTCTTAAACCGTCAGAAACACCAAAACCGGCCCCAAGTCTGGAAAGCCAGTTCTTTACAGCAAAAAACAATGTCATAACCGCGTTTACAAAAAACCAGGTCGGGGGCAACTATGAAACTATGGCCGCTTCTTGCTATGATTTTATAAATAAATTAGGCCTGATTATATTTTCAACAAAGGAAAAATATGATATCATGAAAGAGGCTGCCGGCAAACTGATTTCTGAAACTAATTTAAAATTGTCTGTCATCCCTGAAGATTATAACCGGCGCCCGCTTAAAGCTTTCATAAGCGAAATAGAAAATTGGTTGAATGAAGATCAGCAACCAACAGATATAACCTACGCTAAAATCATCGCTAAATCAAAATTTTTAACTCTAAAGGCTTTCTTTCATGAAGTCCAGGAAAGTGAATTAAGTTTAAACGATCTAATTGATAATAAAAAAGATTTTTTCGTTAATGAAGGCCTCTGAATCAAAAGCCATAATTGACAGTGTTAAAAAACGCGGGTATCTGTATGACGATGAAAACAATTGCTATGAGCCCCCCGGTAGTGCTAGGTTTAACGAACTACAGGCCGCGCGTGCATTAACACAGTCAGTGGTGCGAAAGTCGCTTAAATCGCCTGTATTGCGGTCGGCTTGGATTGACGATACACGTAACCTAAAAAACAAAACTGGCAAATTTGATCCGTTTATAACATTGGTCCGCTTGGATCTTGGCTTAGACGTATGGCCTGAATTCCGCTTCTTATTGCCGCCCCTCCCTGATTACCGCTTTGATTATGCCATACCCACCGGCATAGACAGCGCCCCCTTAAAGATAGCTATTGAGTGCGATGGCGGCACACATGCAAGGGGGCTGAGCGGTCATAGCAGCCCGGCAGGTATAGTAAGGGATATGAATAAGAGTTCATTGGCAGCGGTGCACGGCTGGACCCTGATTCGTGTGACCCCTCAACAATTATGCAAGGCCGGCACCATCGACCTCATCCGCCAGGCCGCTAAACTTTGACGTATGGTATATAGAGTATGTATAGTCTATTGATTTAGTAGACAAAAGGTACTGTGAAACAAAAACCGTGCCAAAGCAATATGTTACGCACGCCAAAAAAAAATGCCTCGGCAGTGATTTGAGGGCTGTTTTATTTTTATTTTTTTATAAATTTTAATAAGTGTTTTATTTTTGTACATTTGGTTTTTACTTTAACTGTTTTAAAACACTTAACTCTGACAATTAGCTATGGAAAATTCTTTAATTTCATGGACGCATCACACCGCCAATATTTGGATAGGGTGTGCGCATGTTCATCCTGGTTGCGACAATTGCTACGCAGAAACGCTTGATAATCGCTGGAATGGCGGTCATTGGGGACCTAAAACCAATCGTAAAATAGTAACGTCTGTTTGGGATAACCTTAAAAGGTTTCAAAATCTTGCTGAGCAGTCTGGTGAAACTCACCGGGTATTCGTCGGAAGTATGATGGATATTTTCGAGAAGCCATATCCGTTGGAAGATAGTAAAGGGAATTTATTATCTGGTATTACGACCGGCGATCTTCGCGACAGGTTTTTTAACGACGTGGTGCCGGCGTATCCTAACCTGCAATTTCTTTTGCTGACCAAGCGTCCTGGAAATATTAAAAAGTATGTGCCAGCTTCGTGGCTGGTTACTCCGCCCGCAAATGTTATGTACGGTTATTCAGTAGTCGACCAGCCAACCACTGACGGTATTGATGATTTGGTGGCTGTGCCCGGTCTGCACTTTTTGTCAATGGAGCCGCTGTTGGGCCCTGTTAACTTATCCAAATGGCTTGAAAATCCAAATTGGGATTATGACAGCGTATCTAAGCCAAAGTATTTAAATAATATCAATTGGATAATTGTTGGCGGCGAAAGTGGAGCTGATAAAAGCAAAATACGCCCCATGCAAATTGATTGGGCCAGGGAAATACGCGACCAGGCTGTGGCTGCAGGCATACCGTTCCATTTTAAACAGTGGGGGCAATATGAACCTGACCATGAAGAAAAAATGAATTGGGTTAAGGTAAAAGACCATAACGCTTTGCTTGACGGTAAAGAATGGAAGGAGTTTGCATCATGACCTTATCATTTTCAACCGTCATTAACGGTAAGCCTAATTATTTTATTGAGAAGATTTGGAAAGGACTTGTAGATAATAAAATTGAAAATAATGTTCAACTTGGTTATTATGCTGGAAATTATCATAATAAGTTTGGTAAGTTTTGGGATACTACAATTGAGGAAATGTTATTCAATGATGATCTCGCGCCCAAACTCCACACTATACGCCGTGATGAACATAACCTTTGGGGCGCTGGTTGTGATATTCATTTTGTCATTAACAGCCGGACTAAAAACCGCTTCCAGTTCGCTCCGGTGATTAAGTGTGTGAGTGTGCAGGAAATTGTAATTAAACAAAATCATGGTAAGCCATCAGTTTATATTGATGGGCGGGATATTTACGAATGGGACTGCGAAATTGAGAACGGTTATCCCGCATTAAAACAACTTGCCAATAACGACGGCTTTGATTCTGTCGAAGATTTCTTCGCCTATTTCAATAAAGACTTTACAGGAAAGATCATTCACTGGACCGACCTAAAATATTAAATCATGCGTACCTATGATTGGATGTGGTATAGGTTTAGCGATATTCTATTTTACATGGATTGTGAGTATCCGCAGGTTCAGCAATGGCTGGTAGAAGATTTTAAAAAAGAGTGCTATTACAATCGAATTTATGATGACGATGATATTTGGCTAACTATAATAAGAAAGTTTGAAAAATACTTTGACGAATTTATGTGGAGAGAACAAGAATTATTAAATAGTAAAAAGCCATGCCAATAGTTTCACGAAAGCAATATGCTGAGCTATGCGGGGATATTGTGCAGAAAATAGACGTGTGGATAAGCCGAAAGAAGATCAGTACCATTCCGGATAACAAAAAGCTGATCGATACGGATAACGCGATAAACGCAGCTTTCCTGTCTGATAGGCGCCGGGAAAATGGATTAGGACCTTACGACGGTTATGTGCCTGAAAATTCCACTATCGTAACTAAAATTTCCAAAAGTGAGCCGAAAAAGGCCAAAACCGTGCATAAAGTTGCCAAAACCGTCACTAAAATTACTAAAAAGGTAACAAAAACTCCGGCAAAACGGCCCGAAAAAGCGATAACTAAAGCTAATTCGACACCAAAAAGTCAGGCGAAATCGCCCATAAAAGCACCTGGGCCAAAAGAAATACGGGTTTTTGAACGCAAAATAGCGGAACAGTCGGCCCGGGATGAACGGCGTGTTGACCAGGACATGCAGAAAAAGGCCCTGGAAATAGAGAATTTGGAATTGGCGAAGCAACAAAAGCTGCTGCAACTTAATAAATCTGCCGGTAACCTACTGCCTGTTGACCTGGTGAAAGGAGTTTTGAAAAGACACGGTGATACTTTCTTTAAAACCTTTGAGAAATCAATTGAGCGGTTCATTGCCATTATCGCCGGATCTGATCAGGACACTTACGTTAAGTATATGGCGACTTTAAAAGAAAATTTAAGCAAAACCATACAGGATGCCGGCAAACAGGCCGATGAAGAAATCCTGATTTTGGTATCAGACTATTCAGAAACATTAGCGAGGGGGCAAAAGAAGATATGAGCGACAAAAAATATAACATTATTTACGCTGATCCGCCATGGCGATATGCCAATAAAAAAACTGGTGGCTCTATGAAATCAGGAGCTGAGGCCCATTATCCAACAATGTCAATACAGGAAATATGCGATATGCCAATAAAAAAACTGGTGGCTCTATGAAATCAGGAGCTGAGGCCCATTATCCAACAATGTCAATACAGGAAATATGCGATATGCCAATAAAAAAACTGGTGGCTCGCGACTGTGTATTGTTTTTGTGGGTGACAGTTCCGCTGCTTCCTGAATGCTTCGCTATTCTTGATGCATGGGGATTTAAGTATAAAACAATGCTTACCTGGCGCAAAATAATGTCGCTTGGATTGGGCTTTTGGTTTCGCGGACAAACAGAACATATTTTGGTTTGCACCAAAGGGCGTGTAAAGGCTTTTAGGTTGCAGGAATGTAATTTTATTCAATGCAAATCACAAAAGCATAGCAAAAAACCTGAAGAATTTAGGGAGTTAATTGAGCGTGCAACATCTAAAATGCCTGAGCGAAATAAACTTGAATTATTCGCAAGGCATCAAACCAAAGGGTGGGACGTTTTTGGGAATCAAGTTGAAAATTCCATAACTTTATGAGGCCTACCGACGTAGTATCATCCGCATGGGCAGAAACCCTGCAGGGCATCAATGCTGATATTTTTAAGTACAGCATGGTTAAGCCACTGCCCGCGACTTGGGTTGAGGCTAACATGATTCTGCCTGGTAACACATCGCGCTTTGCAGGCCGGTTTTCTTACGACATGACGCCTTATTGGCGGGAACCGATCAACCACCTGCACGAATCCAGTCCCGTACGGTATGTTACAATTTTAAAGTCGGTGCAAATCGGGGCCACCGCTGGAATCGTTATTCCCGGCATACTGTACATCATTGCGGTTGATCCTGATAATACGCTTTTCACAGCTGGCGACCTTACCCTGGCTAAAAAAACGATCGAGGAAAGGCTTGACACCATCCTGCGGGAATCTAAACTTGACAGCCTCATTCGTCCGCATGCTATCAAAAAGGGTAATCAGCGCACCGGTGATACAGCAGCTTCAAAAGAATATTCCGGCGGAACACTCACCGCATTAGGCACCAGGTCGGCAGATTCATTCCGGTACTTTTCTGCTAAAAACGCATTTGTAGATGATTTTGACACGGCGCCGCGCGATGTGGGTGGCGAAGGAACGGTGCGGGATTTGATAGAGGGACGGCAAAACTCTTTCGGAGATTCGGCCAAAACATTTTTTATCAGCACCCCAACCTTTACCGCCTCATCCAACATTTGGGATCAGTACCAGTTGGGTACGCAAAAGAAATGGCACTGGCCCTGTTACAATTGCGGCAGCCTGATGGTGATGGATTGGAAAGTAGAACTTGAAGATAAGTCGCTGGCAGGTATGGTGTGGACCATGGACGGTAAGGGCCGGCTGACTAAGGGCTCTGTTGCCTTTCGCTGCATGCACTGCGGTGAGCTCACCCATGAAAAAGACAAGTACGAAAGGAACCTAAATGGCATATGGCAGTCGATGGTTGCGGAACCTATTGACGAATACCACGAAAGTTATTCCACAAACGCCATCATCCAGCCGACGGGGTTTACCGGGTGGGAGGCGCTGGTACGCCAATGGTTAAAAGCTAATCCGCCTGGGCAGCGGTCGAATGTGGTTTTGCTTAAAGGTTTTATGAACCTCCGGCTCGGTTTGCCTTTCGAGGAACAGGGGGATTCCCCCCGGGCCACTGCGCTTATGTCAAATATTGGCGATTATCACCATGGTGTCATCCCGGACAAAACCTGCGCAGCTGATGGCAATGGTAAAATAATTTTACTGACACTGGCCTGTGACTTAGGTGGGGTTATGGAACAGGGGAATGAAGATGTGCGTTTGGATTGGGAACTGGTTGCCCACGCGCAGACTGGTGCGACCTATTCCATTGATCACGGCAGTATTGGAACCTTTAAAAGGGCTTTTGAAAAAAAGAAAGGGGATGTTGAAGATCCTGACAGAAAGAAATGGACCTATACGCACGGTTCAGTTTGGACAAATCCCGAAACCGGGCTGCCGGAAAATAATTGTGTTTGGCCGGTCTATGAGGAAATCATTAAAGGTGCTTACAGGTCGGAAGATGAAAATGAAGATGTACGACTGGTTTCCCTCACGGTAGTTGATACGGGTTTCTTTGAAAAAACGGCGACGCAATTCATCATCAACATGCAGGACCAGGGACTGCGGGTGTATGGGGTGAAAGGCCGCACGGATGTGAAATACCGACCGGTGCAGCGCGATACTAAACCGGTTAGACGGTCCACTGAGCAGCCAAAAAAACTTTACAACCTGGAAGTAAACCAGCTTAAAGATGACCTTTCGGAAAACATGGCGCTGCAAAAAGGCCAGGACGGAGCTCAGCCATCCGGATTTATGAATTTTCCGCAGCAGAATGAAGGGAAATATAGCTACAAGGGGTATTTCATGCAGTTTGAGCAGGAGCAGAAGATAATCGTAAAGGATGGGGAAACAGTTTTGGGGTATGCCTGGAAGAAAAAACACTCCAATGCTATAAACCACTTTTGGGACGTGCGGGTGTATATTTTGGCGTCGGTAGAAATTTATCTCGACCTTGTTCGGCAGTCGGACACGAAATATAAAAATTTAACCTGGGAAGAATTTGTAATAATGATAACAGAATGATTACATTTATCCCGCAGTTCGGTGATGATTGCGTGTTTTTCATAATTAGGGTTTAGTAAATTGGGCGGCTTCATTTTGAGAGATGAGGCCGTTTTTTTTATTTGGAAAATTATTTTTATGTTTGCGACAGCAATGCGCTTGCCTGCGGATTGACAGAGTGGTTTAATGTTGATTTACATAAGAATACCAAGGTTTGCATGTAAGGCAATCGCCCAAGGTATCCAAAGGTTCGAATCCTTTATCTGGCAGCAAAAGTATCCCTTTGCTTATTTAGGGAGTCTGTGGGAACAGTAGTTTATGGTAAAACACTTGGCGTTCGGCCAGGCATAGCGAAGTAAAAAATTCGCCTCCCCGCAAAGATATTGGTAATTCGTTACCTATCGCATAACAAACCAGACAGCCAGCGCCCGCGCGGAAGCCAGATGTAAAAAGTCTGGCTTTTTTTTATGAAAACCATTTTGTAGGTTTGTTGAAAACAATAGCATGGCCAATTACATTGAATATGATTGCTTCGCTTACATCGCCAGCATTGCTGACTTGCAGGCCAAAATTGCCGCCATTGACGTTGTTATCAATAATAATATCGCCCTTATGGGGCAGCAAACCACAGCTCAGGCAGGCGGCACCAGCATGTATGAGCTGGACGACGGGCAGATACGTATCAAAGTAATTTACCGGAGCGTTAACGACTTGCTGAATATAAACACAGGCCTTGAACGCATGCAGCAAATGTATATCAGGCGATTAAACGGCAGTGCGGTTGTATTGCGCGATAAAAGAACATTCCGTGGCGGATGGTGGGGAGGGTGTAATTGGTAATGACTATCAACGAACAATTTGCCGTAAAGCTAAATCCGCCCGCCACGCAGGAAGTGCAGGCGCCGGAGCCAAACCAGTTACCCGTTGTGGTAAAGCAAATGGCTGAAATTTGGGAACCTGCAAAAACCGTTACGCCTCAGCCAGCTTCTTTCGGTTTCGGATGGGGTGGAAACGGCGTTTATTCTAATACAGGCCCAGTTCCAATTACGACGGGAGTTTTTAACGGGCAAAAGTCTGAGGGTTCAATGGGGTTACCCATGGATCTACTGGTTGACCCCCGGGCCTTACGCTTCCGCGCATACGAAGCCAATACCACGAATGATATCATTACGATCATCACCGGGAAGTTTTTCAAGTGGGTAATAGGTAATGGTTTAAAGATGCAGGCGCAGCCCGCTAAAAAAATACTCACGCTCGAAAAAGTTACTGAAAATTTAAAAGATTTCGTTTCAAACGTTGAGGCTTATTTTGAGCAATATGCCAGTTCAGAGCGGTCGGATTATTCCGTAATGGATAATTTGCACATTAATGCCAGTAAAGCTTTTGAAACTGCTTTTTTGGGCGGTGATTGCCTGGTGATACTTCGGGTTGATGAAAAAAACAATGTTACCAGCCAGGTTATCGACGGGCAACATGTTAATAACCCAATTACCAATGACGCGCAATACAATGCGCAATTAAAAGAATCCGGCAATGTGCTGCTTAATGGTATCGAGATTGATAAAAAGGGCAAACATGTTGCTTTTTGGGTAAGGAAACAACCGTTAACTAACGGGGTGCCTAATCCCCTTATGTCTTATGACTATGAACGAATAGAGGCACACAACCCGGAAACCGGTTGTCTTATGGCCTGGATGGTCTACGGTAAAAAGAACCGGATTGATCATCACCGCGGCATCTCGATGCTATCGGCTATTTTGGAAAAGGTAACGAAGCTTGACCGGTACACCGAAGCGACTGTTTCATCTGCCGAGGAAAGGGCAAAACTTGTATGGACAGTTGTGCACGGTAAAACATCTACCGGTGAAAATCCGCTGGTAGATGGTCCCCGCGCCCGGATAGTAGGTCCTTCGGCTGACAGCCCGTTCATACAAGGCCAGTTAGCCGCAAACCAAATTGCACTTTCGGAAGAAAGGAAAGTATATAACCTGCCTGTTGATTCTGAACTAAAAACAGTTTCATCACAGCAGGAAATAGATTACGGGGTTTTCTGGCTGGCAGTTTTCGACCAACTGTGTGCCGCCATGGAAATACCGCCTGAAGTAGCTTTGCAAAAATACAACAGTAACTATTCAGCCAGCCGTGCAGCCATCAACGGATGGGAATATATCGTTAAGGTTTATCGCAAGAGGTTTTCAGAAAAGTTCTACCAGCCTTTTTATGATCTGTGGCTTTACGTTCATATTCTTAAGGGTAAGGTATCGGCTGCCGGTTATTTGGAAGCTAAGCAAAACGGAAATACCGATATAGTTGAGGCTTATTCGGCCGCCAGGTTCACCGGTGTAAACATGCCGAATATTGATCCGAAGAAAGAAGCCGAAGCCATGCGTATCATGCTTGGTCTGCCCGATCAGTCGCCGCTTATTACCCATGAGGAAGCGGTTGAGAAATTGGGTAATGGAGATTGGGAAAGTAATGTGGCAAAGAACGCAGAGGAAAATAAAACCATCGATGAACTTGACCTGCAGCCGGAAGTCGCTGAGGCCGCCGTGCCATCGGATCCAAGCGTTAAAATTTAACCGAAATAAAATATTGTGAATTAATAATTTTTTAATATTACATTTGGAGCCATGAATACTGCTTTAGCATTAGAAATTTACCGGGGATTGTGGGTTGTAGAATCCAGCCGGGTGGATGCCCTCAAAAATGTGCTAAGAGATGCCAGGCTAAATTCCGTGTACGATCCAAAGGATAAACGGAATACCTTTACCCACTTTGATATAAAAACCGGTAAATCAATCACTGCCGATGCGGCCGCAAGCGATTCAAAACAAGCCAATTTAATTTCAGTAACCAATATTAACGGGGTAATTACCAAATCTGGTGGAATGAGTTCCTACGGCATGGAAGAACTTTCTGTTGAGATGATCAATGCCGATAATGACCCGGAAGTGATTGGGCATTTAATACTGGTTGATTCACCAGGTGGTTCAGCTGTTGGTATGAAATACATGCAGGTTACGATGCAAAGCCTTAAAAAGCCAAAGGTTACCATGGTTACCCGACAGGGTATGGCCGCCTCCGGCGGTTGGGGCATTTTAAGTGAAGGCGATTATGTAATGGCTGAATCTGATGACGCCGAAATAGGTTGCCATGGCGTAATGTGGAGTGTATCAGGTGTTCCAAATGGAAAAAAAGATGCTTATGGTGTGGTTAATTTTGTCGTTGTTTCCTCTACCAGCCCTAATAAAAACGAGGCGCCTTTAAAAGCAATAAACAATAACGATACCAGCCTGATGCAGGCCGAAGTTGATAAATTACACTTGGATTTCCAGGCATCCAGTAAAAAAGCCAGGCCAAATATTAAGGATGAGCAAATGACCGGTGCAATGTATCCGGCCAGTGAAGTTGTAGGCACCATGATTGATGCGATTGGCTCACAAAAAGATGCTATAAATAAAATATTGGAATTGTCAAATACAAAAAGTAATTTTAACCCGATAAATAATAAAAAACAAACTAAAGCTATGACAGCAGAAGAATTCAAAGCACAGCATCCCGAGGAACATGCCAAGGTGTTCAATGCTGGCAAAGCTGAAGGCACCACAGCCGGCGCAGAAGCCGAAAAGGAAAGGGTAGAAACCTGGATGCTTTATAAAGACCTTGACCCGGAAGCGGTGCAAAAAGGCATTGAAAGCGGAAAATGGCCTTCTCAAAAAGAACAGGCAGCCTTTAACCTTAAAGCTGCTACCGCAGGCACCCTGAAAAAATTACAGGAAACTTCGGCTAAAGACCTGAATGTGCCTGAAGGCGAAACCAAAGAAAAGGTTTTGACCGCCGACGAAAAAGAGTTTAAAGAACTCTATCCAAAAGCAACATTTTTTCCTAACCCCGTAAACGCAAACTAATGGGAGTACAAGTAACACAGGTAGATGCTACCAGGAACCAGTCTACCGCGCTTTTCTCGTTAAAACGCATTTTCATTTTCGATAACCGCTTTGTGCCAGGTATTTATAAAAATACATCCGGCGCTACCATCAACTTGCAGGGTGGTATGCTGGCCGCACGCGCCGCAGGTACTTATGAACAGGCAACTGCGACATTTGTGGCCCTGACCGCTGGTCAGACAATGATTATAGCCGGGTTAACCTATACATCAACCGGAGCCACAACCGCAGCTCAGTTGGCGACCGCATTTGCCAGCCTTGACAATGGTGCAACAACCGGTGCAGGCACCGCAACTGGCACATATTCAGGAACCTTAACCAATTATAGTACTGGTGCAGCAAATGGTGCTGTTGTTACATTTACTGCTGAAACAACCGGCGCTAAAACCGACCTTGTTGCTACAGGAACAGGCACCACGCCGACTTGGACGTATGTACAGGGAACTGCCACTTCAGGCACAGGTTTTATACCTGTTACCTCAGCCAACCTGGCTGACACAATCGGCATCACCGCACTTGACGGTGTGGTAGCGTTGCCTGACAGCGAATCGCTTGCAATCAACATCGGCACAAAAGGAACTATAGACGGTACGCAATTAACACTGCCGGCAGGCGTGACACTTGATACCGTTGTAGGTAACAAAGTGCTGAGGGATATTTTGGAATCATTGGGGCTTCACATCGATACCTCGACAGTTGAAAACACTAAATACGATAACTATTAAGCCATGGCATTAACTTTAAACCAGCACCGTTTCGGTGTAACACAGGAATTAATCGGCACTTTCAAAGATAGCCGCGCTCCAAAAACCGGGCTTTCATCGTTCTTTACGAAGGTTACAACTCCGGCCAAACAGGTATCCATTGCAGTACAGCGTAACCGCCAATTAGTGGCAACCGATGTGCTGCGCTGTACCGATCCAAACCGAAATATTTTCAGCCTTTTTTCTGAAAAAATATTTTTGCCTCCTTTCTTTTCTGAAAGCTTTGACTTCACAGCCTGCCAAGCTTACGACGTTACTTTCGGCATGGGGATTGCACCAAATGCAGTTCAGAAAAACATGCTGATGGATAGCGCCAACGAGTACCTTACCGATTTGAAATACAAAATAGACCGCGCCATCAATAAGATGTACGCATCTGTTTTGCAAACCGGTACCGTAACAATCGTTAACGGTGACAGCATCGACTTTAAACGTAAAGCCGCATCAATGCCGGTTAACACTGGTACAGCAGCATGGTCAGCAACATCCACCGCTGACCCATTGGCTGACTTTACCACCGATGCGCAGTTTTTGCGTGACGAAGGTCTTTCAGCCGGCAGCACTATAAACGTAATTATGGGCACCCGTGCCTTTACTTACTTTATGAACAATGCTAAAATATTGGCCGTTGCGGCGATCTTTAACCAGATCAAGCGTATCAATATTGGTATGCCTCAATTTGACGGAGCTAGCGGCTTAAACTTCCAGGGCCAGATCGGCGGAGCGGATTATATGTTCAACATTTGGACCTATAATGACGTTTACGAAAACGCCGACGGCTCCAAAACCAAATACATCAACGATGCTAATTACATCATGATACCTGATGATTTTGAGGGTAAAATCGTTTATGCAGGTGTGCCGTTTGTATTCGGTGATTATTTCAGCGGCATGTACGTTGCAAATACCACCGGCGAATATATTGTGCATGATGTTATTGACCAGGTGAAAAGGTCATGGCAGTTCATCGTGGAATCAGCGCCGTTGCCGATACCTTTTTCAATTGACAGAGTTGTTACACGCCAAACTTATTAAACCATGGCTAATAGAAAATACGTAGTTGTAGTCCACGGACTAATGATCAATAACGGTACGGTTGTGCCTTATGGCACCGAAGTTGAGGAAGACGTACAGGTTACCGATGCCGAAAGGAAGGTAACCCAAGGCTATCTGCTTTCGCGCGCCGATTACGATAAAAAGGTAAAGGCGGATGAACAGGCAATAGCCGATGCATCGCTGTCACCTGAAGAAAGGGCAAAAAAATCTGACCAGTTAAAAGTTGATGCTGAAAAGCAGGCTGCAAAAGACAAGGCTAAACAGGAAGCTCAGGACAAAGCGGATGCCGACCACAAGCAATTGCTGGCCGACTACAAGAAATTGTTTTCTGCCGATGCGCCTGACAACGCTACCGATGACCAGATAGCTAAGGCCATTAAGGATAAAATTGCTTTAACGGTTTAAAGCATGGTGGGTGGTTTGTTACAGGCGGCCCGGGCTGACGCTGCAAGGTTTGCAGCTGACGCAACAAACGGATTTGCCGTATCAGCCACCCTCAGCAATCCTGATAATTCGGTATCGCTTGCAGTAACCGGATTAGGTACCGGCACCTGGATGGTTTTCGAAGATTTGCGTAACAATAAACCGGTGAACAGTTCATCAAATAGTTACGACATTCCCGAGGGCCAGTTGATAGCGGCTAATTATCCTTACAAAAATACAAGGGGATTAATAAGCTTGGTTGGACACAAAGTATCAGTTACGGATAATGCCGGGCTGGCCGGCACCTATGAAGTCACAGAACAGCATCCGAATGCAACTACCGGATTAATCATTTTAATACTTGGCAAACAACTATAATGGCATCAGTAATCACAGGCATAATCCCAAAGCAAGGTTTTGAACTTTGCCGTGATGCTATTGGGGCCATCCTGCTTACCGAGCTCACCGCGCAGAAATCACGCCAGGGTAATACTGACTTTCCGGAAGATGTAATTGTGCTTTCAGAAAGTTTGCCGCCGGCCGATGCAACCGACTTCATGACCATGAATGTGATGCTTGAAAGTGCCACTTATAGCCAAATTACCCAGGCTGATGCACAGGGTAAAACTATGTACCTGGTTGATTTTTATTCATCTGGATCGAGTTCAACCGACTCATCTTACAGGTTGCAAAAGTTCGTCGGAATGGTTGGTTATATATTTCGCTCGGCCCAATATCGGATGCTTGGTTTTGCGCCTGGACTTATTGGCGGGACTTATGTTGAAAAGTTCATTATTGGACAGGCTACACAATCAAATAAAGAAGATTCAAGTTTTACTAGCTATGGGCAGTTGCAATTGGCAGTAAGGATACAGGAAGGTGCGCAGGCATGGACTGGTGTTCCTTTGAATGATGCTTTAAGTTCAGTATCTTTAGGCCTTACGGACAAAGGTTATCAATATGTTTTTACAAACAGTTAAATAAAATACAATGGCGATCTCGACAGCAATACCATCAAATGACGTAAGCCGCACATCAGGCTACCAGATAAAGCCGGGCAACTTTAGTTCAGCTACGCCTTATTTGCCACAACAGGTGGTAATATTGGCCGAGGCAAATACCGCCAACCAGGGGACTATAGTTACCACGCCGGTGCAGATAACATCAGCCGCGCAGGCTGGCGCTACCTACGGATATGGCAGCCCTATACATTCAATAGCTCGTCAGCTTTTCCCAACTATCGGCGGCATACCCGTTTGGGTAATGGCGCAGCTTGCTGCAGGGGGTGCAACAGGAACCGTGATCGTATGGACTATTACCGGGCAGGCCACTGCCGCAAAAACGCATTATATCAACATTGCCGGCCGTGAATCGGTTGACTTTGCTCCTTATGCTGTCAATATTGCTGCCGGTGAAATGGGGGATACTATTGTAACAAAATATCGTGATGCCGTTAACGCCGTATTAGGCGCACCCGTTGTAGCTACCAAATCATCAACTTCCGGAACTGCCGGCACTTCGTCGGTTGCATTTTCGGCCACACCTTTATCGGCAGGCCAAACTGTAACACTTGCGGGCCTTACTTATACTTCGACAGGTGCAACAACACAAGCTCAACTTGCAACAGCATTTGCCAGCCTGGCTAATGGCGCCACTACTGGTGGCGGCACAGGCACAGGAACTTATTCAGGTGCGCTTACTGGTTTTGCAACCGGTACTGTAACATCAAACACCGTTGTATTTACTGCCTCAACTGTTGGTCCAGCACCTGCGGGTTATCCCGTAGTGCAAACCGGAACCGGCGCTGCTGCGGTTATAACCAGCACACCAGGTACTTACCCTGTGGGAACTTTAACCCTTACCTCAAAATGGACAGGCTTAACATCAGCCGACTTAACTGCGGTTATTGATGTAAACGGAAATTCCGTAGGGTTGACATATGCCAATACCTCAAATACCTTGGGTGCTGGCACGCCATCAATCGCTACAGCCTTATCACAATTTCAATCAAACTGGTACACATGTGTTATCAATAGCTATGGTGTTTCGCAATTGGCAACCCTGGAAGCATTCAATGGAGTTCCTGACCCAATCAATCCGACTGGCCAGTATCTTCCGCAGGTGTTCATGCCATTTGTAGCATTTTTCGGCTCGACAGACCCGGTGGCTGCCGACCTGGTTGCTATAACTGATGCATCAGCCCGCATTCCACAGGTAACAAATATATTGTGCCCTGCGCCGTCGAGCGGTAACATGCCGTATGAAGTTGCAGCAGCAATGTGCGCATTATTTGCGGTTGTGGCCCAGTCAACCCCACATTTAACCGTAGCCGGCTTATCATACCGCGATATCACTGCGCCGGCAACAAACCTGATCGGTGATCTTTCCAATTATACTAACCGTAACCTTTTAAAATCAAAAGGATGTAGTACCGTATCGCTGGTTAACGGAGCTTACCAGGTACAGGATTTGGTAACAACTTATCACCCAATAGGTGAGGTGCCGTTGGTATTCAATGAGGCCCGTTATTTGAATATCGACTGGAATGTTAAATACGGATATACCCTGCTGGAAATAAGGACGCTGAGGGATAAAGCGATTTTGGCCGATGGTCAATATTCAACAGTACAGGATGTGATACGCCCGTCTGATTGGAAAGCTGTGTTATATACCTATTTCGATACGCTCGCCACTTTAGCCCTGATTACAGATCCGGCTTTCAGCAAGGCATCGCTGGTGGTTGAAATTGACCCGACAAATCCTAACAGATTTAACACCACTTTCAGCTACAAGCGTACCGGTACCAGTGAAATAGAATCGACCACCGTAACTGTTGGTTTTTAACTAAATTTAAACATTAAAATTATAAATCATGAGTTTCATAGGCGGTGATGTTTTAGAAGTAACCTGTACCCATCCGATATTGGGTTCATTCCGGTTTTCACCAAAAGCCGCAGAGGCTTTCAATGTTGATAAAGGCGGCATTCGTACCAACGATGATATGACCAGCGTTACCGGCCAGGGAACCGGCATATATATTATGAACCGAAACCGCTGGAGCTTTGACGGACCGGTGGCGGTTGACATGGTAAGCGACAATGAGTTTGGCGGACTTTCTGCTTTGGCCGGTTCGCCAATTGAAGGCACCTGGACAATCAGCATGATATCAGGCGCCATATATAAAGGTCTTGGCAAACCAGTTGGTGAACTTAAATTTGATAGCAATACCGCCTCAATGCCTATGAAAATACAGGGCAGCGGACAGCTTGAATTAATATCTTAAACACTTAATAAACTCTGACATGAGCGAAAATGAAAAAGTAACCGGCGAGCAATTTGTAGTCGCTGAAGAGGTGGCAATACCGGAAGTAAAGGCATTTGTTGAATATCACCTGGATATGACAATTGTTGATGATAGGTCATCAAGCGATTTTGTTGATATACCTAAAACGTATAAAAACATTTTGAAAGCGGTAAAACGCGGCATGCTTGACCTTTCAAACCCAGATGCGCCGGTGCTTAAGCTTAAAAAACCGCTGACCAGTGAAGGCGGTAATTTCAATACTGAAAAGATTACTTTTAAGACCCGTATCACAAAAAGCACCATGGCGAACCTGACTAAAGGTTTTGACATAAGCGGTAACCCGATAGGATTTTCAAACATCCTTACAACCTATTATACCGGGCTGGAAACGCCGGCTATGTTAAACAAGGTGAGCGAGTGCAAAACGGATATCCAGACTATTGATGAAATAGTAGGACTTTTTCAGTAAGTCCGGGCATGGCGGCAAGCCTGGACAATGCGATAATACCTGTATGCCGCAATTACAGTTGGGCATCACCTCAATATATCGAAGGGATGTTTGTTGATGCTAAAGACATACATGGTATAGCATTTTGGTACAATGAAGTAGAGAGGCAACAAAAGGCCTATGAGGCCTTAAGAACAAAAAAATAATGGCAGCACTTACCGTCCCAACCATATTTACTGCCGTTGACAAAATGAGCTCTGTATTATCTAAAATGCAGGGCAATGTCGGTAAATTCGCATCCGAAAGTCAAAAACGCTATGCTGCCATGTCGCGCAGCATGCAAAATATTCAAACCAATGCTTCACAAATAGGGATGGCTGCTGGGATCATGGGCGCGGCCATTATGGTCCCGCTCACCCTTTCGGTTAAAAAAGCTATCGAGTTTGAGGACCAGATGGCCAATGTGGCGACGCTGGTTGATACGACAAAGGAAAGTATTACCGACATGGGTAAAGAGGTACTGGATGTATTTGTGAAAGTACCGGTACCGTTGCATGACTTAACCGAGGCGCTTTATAAAATCAGATCGGCCGGCATACCTGCTGCCGATGCAATGGATGTTTTAAACAAATCAGCCCTATTAGGTATATCTGGCCGTGGTACCGCCGTGCAGGCTGCTGATGCCCTCACCAGTGCGATTAATGTTTTCCGGGATGAGGGTATGAGCGCCAATAAAATAGCGTCGATGCTATTTGAAACCGTCCGTCTTGGTAAAACTACCATTGAAGGTATGTCCGAATCATTCGGAGCTACAGCCAATGTGGTACATGCCGGTGGTGTAAAATTACAGGATTTTCTTGCCGCCACCGCTGCCATGACGGTAATGGGTGAGCCAGCCTCGCAGGCTATGAACCAGGTCCGTTCATCTGTATTCGCACTGGAGAAACCTACACAGCGCATGAAATACCTTTTCCACGAATTAGGCGTAAAGGACGTTAGGGAATTGATTGGTAAATTTGGCAACCTTGGTAACGCAATGAAAGCGGTAGAGGATATGGGTGCCAAACGTGGGGTTAACCTGGCGAAAGCATGGGGAAAGGTGCAGGCATTCGCGGCGGTGATATCTTTAACCGGGAACGGTAAGGCCGCTTATAATAATAACCTCACCGGAATGGCCAATAGCGAACTTGACTTGGCTGCTGCTTATGCTGATAAGCTAAACACCATGAAAGCTCAGTCACAGCTTTTACAGAATGAATTGCAATATTTTGCTATAAAGGTTGGTGCGGCGCTGCTGCCTATCTTGGTTAAACTTGCAAAATTTATTCAGCCTGTAGTTGAGGCGTTCGGGCATTGGATAGACAATAACCCACTGCTTGCTAAGGTTATTTTAATTACTGCAGGTGCCATCGGTTCTTTATTATTGGTTATAGCGCCTTTAGCTTTTGCGGTGGCCGGTGTGGCATCGGTTATGAAAATATGGGCCGGATATCAGTTATTATTGGCTGAAAAGGCAGCATTGGCCACAGCCGCCACCGTGGCTGAAACTGCCGCAGTAGGCGGATTGGAAACCGCAGTTGGTGGAATAGAGGCGGAATTTGTTGCGGCCGAAGTTGCCGCGACGGGTTTTTTTGCCACGCTATCGGCATTTGTATTGCCCGCCGCCCTGGTGGCGCTGAGCGGGCTCGCCATCTGGAAATACATGCAGGCAGTTGAGCAGGGTGATAAAATGCTAAAGGCAAATCATTCAGCCGATCCCTATGAGTTTTTTAATCCAAATACACCAGGTGGTAAAACTGGCAGATTCCCAGACGCGGCAAAAGAATCGGCTTATCAATCGTGGTACGTGCAGCAGCGTAAGGCAGGAATGCCGGATTCGCTTATCCAAAGGACGCAGTTTGATGCCCAAAAAGGGGGTGCATTTAAGCCCCTTATAGACACTACTCATTTTAAATCGGTTATAGATTCATTACACGGTGGGCAATCAAGCCGGGTGGATTTACATATTAACGACCCGGGCGGCCATGTTGATAATTCAAAAACAACTGCCCCGGCACATATTCCCGTATCTTTACATCAGGGTTCAACAACAGGTAAGCAATGATAACACAGGATATACTTATTTACGAAGCTGGCTCAGGTGGTGAAATATCAGTTCAGGGGGATGATATCGCGCTGGTAGAATATCTTTACAACCAGGTTTACCTTGCGGCATTCGGCGGTAACGTGGAGGCTTCTACACTTGGAAATGAACCAGCAGGAACCATCCGGGAA